TGAGTTTAAAATTAGAAGAGTTAGTAGGAAAGGTTCTCACAGAAGAACAATTTGATGAAGCTGCAGGTAAGAAGGATGCTTGTTACCACAAGGTAAAGGCTCGTTACGATGTATGGCCATCTGCTTATGCTAGTGGTGCTTTGGTAAAGTGTCGTAAAGTTGGTGCAAAAAATTGGGGTAACAAGAGTAAAAAGAAAGAAGGTGTTAATGAAGCTAGAGGAACTTGTTGGGTAGGATATCAACAAGTCGGTATGAAAAAGAAAGGCGATAAGATGGTGCCTAATTGTGTGAAAGAAATATACTACGAAGAAAATGGTAAGGGTTATGGTTATACATTTGAATTTGGAGCTATTGAAGAGGCTGAATATCAAGGTCGTAAGGTAAAACTCAACAAGATTATGCAAGGTGACAAAAAGAAATTTAAAGTATATGTAAAAAATCCAAAGGGTAATGTCGTAAAGGTAAACTTCGGACAAGGTGGTGATGCCAAAGGTGGGACAATGAGAATCAGAAAATCTAATCCTGAGGCTCGTAAATCATTTAGGGCAAGGCACAATTGTGATAATCCAGGACCTAAACATAAAGCTCGTTATTGGAGTTGTAGAAAGTGGTAAAATTATGGCTGTTCAACTACTAGATAAAACTCTTGTGATGAAACCTCGTAGGTCACATCATGTAAAACCTGTTAGGGTAGAAGAAGTGGTTGATGAGACTATTGAGAATGTATATGGAGAACCAAAAGCCGATAGGTTCGATGAAATAATAGACTTACTGAAACAAGGTAATATTCATGGAGAGAAGGAGAACATAACTTTAGGAGTGGTTGATGTTCCTATTGAGAAACAAATATCAATAGATAAAGTTTCAACTAAAGGATTAAAATCTGAAGAGTACGCTAACAACACAGAAAGTAAGTTAGATAAACTAAGGAAACTACGCCGTGGCAATTAAACCAATAACAAATGATAATGCTAATTATGAGTCTAATGTAAATCGTGAGTCACAAACAAGCATTAGAAGTGAGAAAGGTAATCCTAAAGTAGTTATCAAAAAACCAGGTGGTCAAAATGCTGGTAAGGGATTCTCTATTGGTGTAAAAGAAATTGATACGGCAGTTATCAAACACATCCGAAACATAATGAAACCAAAGATAAAGGAGCAAAATGAGATTATTTCTGTGCCCGTTCTTTATGGTAATGAAGAAAGATGGAAGTCTATAAAAGATAGAGGAACACTAAGAGATAAAAACGGCGTGATAATTTTACCGATAATCGTAATTAAAAGAACATCTTTGGCGATGAATGACCAATTACCATTTTCATTTGATAACGATGTAAAAGGTAAGTTCATAAATGTTGTTCGTTCAAGTAGTGGTTGGAGTAAAAACAATAGGTATGATAGGTTTGCTGTTTTGACAGGTCAACAACCTGTACAAGAGTTTGTAAAGACAGGCATGCCTGATTTTGTGATTTGTAGTTATAGTGTAGTTATGATGACATCTTTTATAGAACAGATGAACGACCTAAATAATCTTTGGATAGAACACTTAGAAACTTATTTTGGTGACCAAACTAGTTATCGTTTTCTATCATCTCTTTCTGGTGATATATCAAATGAAGTAGAAATGGAATCACAAGGTGAGAGAATGATACGAAATGAATTAACTATTGAGATAAAAGGATATATGATACCTGAGTTTACCGATACGGTATTTGGTAAAACTGCTGAATTGAGTAGAGCTTATACACCAAAAAAAGTCAGTTTTTCTGAAAAACTTTTATAATTATATATGTATATAATTGTTATAACAAAATAAACAAGAGGTTTTAAATGTCAGAAATTAAATTTACAGATGATGAACTAAAATCAATTCAAGAAATTAGTAATAAGAATAATGCGATTACTAATCGTTTTGGTCAATTAGCAATTGCTAAAATTAATTTAGAAAAACAATCTGAACAAGTAGAAGAAGAAGAGTTTAAACTTCATGAAGAGTTAGAAGCCCTTAGAAAAGAAGAACAAGAAACTCTTAATAGTATCACAGAGAAGTATGGTCCTGGTACTTTAGATCCTACAACAGGTGTTTATACACCAACAACTGAAATTCAAACACCAGAATCGGAAAAATAGAATAACTTTTTCAGTCTTTCAAAAAATCAGTAATATTTATATATGAATAATTATATTTAAATCTTACCTAAATTTGGAGACAGCAAATGGCTGAAAAAATTGTATCACCAGGTGTATTTACAAATGAAATAGACCAATCATTTTTACCTGCAACTGCCGGTCCAATTGGAGCAGCTGTTGTCGGTCCAACAGTAAAAGGTCCTGTATTAGAACCAACGGTTGTAACTTCTTACAGTGAGTTTGTCAATATTTTCGGAGAGTTAGTAGAAAGTGGTAGTGACAAATATCAGTTTTTAACATCACACACCGCTAAAGAATATTTAAGACAAGGTGGTCCTTTAACAGTTGTTAGGGTTGCTGAACCAGAAGGTAACACAGCAAAAGCTACTGCACAAATTAATAGTGGTTCAACTTCAAATGAGTTATTTACACTTGAAGCTTTAGGTGACGGACCTCAATTTAATAATTTTGTAGGAACAGGTTCAAATTTTGGAACTAACGGCACACTACCAGTAAGAACTCACTCTGTTTCTAACAATCAACTTTTGTCTGGTAGTTATGGGGGAAGAGCTGATAATTTTAGATTTGAAATATCATCTAGGAATCTTGCTAAAGGTACTTTTACTTTAGTACTTCGTCAAGGTAATGATTCAAATAATAAAAAAGTAATTATTGAAACTCATGAAAATTTATCACTTGATCCAGCATCTACAGATTATATTTTAAAAAGAATAGGAAATCAAACATCAACTGTTGTTGTTGAAGATGGACTTGCTTATGTTAGACCAAGTGGAGAGTATCCAAATCGTTCAAATTTTGTTCGTGTCAGTAGTCTTCCAGATAACAGAAAGACACCAAATTATTTAGATGAAAATGGTGATGTAACTTCTGCATATTCTTCTAACTCGGGCTCTTTCTTTCCATTACTTGGTAGTGGAAGTTATGGTGGTGCTTTTGGAGCTGGTACAGATATAGCTGGTAATGCTCTAGTGGGTACACAGACCGGACAAACTGCCGGTTCAAATGGTGACCAAAATCAACAACACCCATTTGGTTTTTACGAGAATATTTCTGCGACAAATAGTCAAGGTATTGATATGGCTACTTCTGCTGCAAGACCATCTGGTACAACACCAAATGGTGGATATGCTACGGCTTTAAGTATCTTATCTAACAAAGACGAGTACGATATAAACTTACTTTTCCTACCTGGTGTAATTGACCAATTGGCAAATCACTCTGCTATTATAGGACAAGCTATTGAAGTGTGTGAGGATAGAGGTGACTGTTTCTTAGTATATGACAATACCGCTTTGACCTCTAATGTGGCTACTGCAAAAGCAAACACAGAAGCTCGTAATTCTAGTTATGCTGCTGTCTACTATCCTTGGATACAAATTCAAGATGCTACTGCTGTAGTAAATAGATATGTACCACCATCAGTTGTTATTGCTGGTGTTTATCACTTCAATGATACTGTAGGACAACCTTGGTTTGCTCCTGCTGGTTTAAATAGAGGTGGGATAGATAGTGCCGTACAGGCATATAGAAAATTAACACAAAGTAATAGAGATGACCTTTATGAATCAAATGTCAATCCTATTGCTACCTTTCCTGGTCAAGGTGTTACTGTCTTTGGACAGAAAACAACACAGAAGAAAGCTTCTGCTCTTGACCGAGTAAATGTAAGAAGATTATTAATCAATCTTAAGAAGTTCGTTGCTAACTCTTCAAGAACTCTTGTTTTTGAACAAAATACAAGTGATTTACGAAATCAGTTCTTGAATGTGGTGAACCCATATATGGAACAAGTACAGGCAAATCAAGGTCTGAATGCTTTCAGAGTGGTAATGGATGATTCTAATAATACACCAGAGACTATAGACAGAAATCAGTTGATTGGTCAGATATTTATTCAACCAGCCAGAACTGCTGAATTCATTGTATTAGACTTTGTTGTTCAACCAACCGGAGCTGCTTTTCCTGAGTAATTTTTAGGAAAAGAGATATTTATTACTAATAGGAGATAAATAATGGCCGAATTACTAGAAGCGAATAAGATATTTTATACACCATATGAACCTAAGTTAAAAAATAGGTTTATTATGGAAATATCGGGTATTCCAGCCTTTACAATCAAAACAGCACAAAGACCACAAATAACTTTTGATGAAGTTGTTTTGGAACACATGAATATTACAAGGTATGTAAAGGGTAAAGGTAGATGGCAAACTCTACAAATTACATTATACGATCCTATTGTTCCATCTGCAGCTTCTGCTGTTATAGAATGGATAAGATTACACCACGAAAGTGCTACTGGTCGTGATGGATACGCAGATTTTTATAAAAAGAACATCACTTTTCAAGTATTAGGACCTGTAGGAGATATAATTGAGAAATGGACATTGAACGGTGCTTATATCTCAGACGCTGCTTTTGGTGATTTAGATTTTAGTGATTCCAATCCTGTTGAAATCACATTAACCTTAAGATACGACTACGCTATATTGGAGTTCTAATGAAAAACATACTTAAATTAATACTTTCTGCTTTTATTCTTTTCGGTGCTGTACCAACAGTAAATGCTATGGACATGAACATGGCTGGTATGGAAGAAATTAAAAAGAAGAAAAAGAAGAAAGGTAAGAAGATTGGTAAAAAAGGAAAGAAATCTAAGAAAGGTTTCTTTTCAAAAATCTTCGGTTCAAAGTAGTAAATAGTTACATAACACTAAGGAGTTATAATGTCAGAACATAAGTTCCCTACGGAAGTTATTGATTTACCGTCTGGTGGAAAAGTATATTCAAAAGACTCACCACTTGCTGATGGTAAAATCGAATTAAAATATATGACCACAAAAGAAGAAGACATTCTCATGTCTGAAAACCTTATAAAAAAAGGTGTGGTTATTGATAAATTATTAGATAGTCTTATCGTTACCAAAGGTGTCAAACAAGAACATTTGGTTTTAGGTGATAAGAATGCTGTATTGGTTGCTGCTCGTATTCTTGCTTATGGTCCCGAATATACTGCAGAAGTAACTAATCCAAAAAATATTGAACAAACAGTAGAACATACCTTTGACCTTACTGAATGTCCGTTCAAAGAAGCAGTCGATGGAGTAGATTATAGTGGTAATTCCTTTGACTTTGAAACACCAATTGGAAAAAACAAAATAAAGTTTAAATTACTCACAGGTGTTGAAGAAAAATTAATTGAAAAAGATTTAGACCAATCAAAAAAATATGGTTATAATACTGAAATATCAACACGACTTCGTTACACTATCATCGAAGTTGATGGTGATAATAAACCAGAAACAATAACTGCCTTTTCACAAAATATGTTGGCTCGTGACTCTGTGGCATTGAGAAATTACATTCAAGAAATTTCTCCCGATATTGATTTGACATCGGAAATTGAGATAGGAGGTGAAGCTGTGAGTGTGTCAATTCCACTTACAGTTGAGTTTTTTTGGCCTAAGTCCATCCAATAAATTAGACATACATCAATCTATTTTTTATTTTATATATGGGACACCTGGATTTACATTTAGTGATGTCTATAATATGCCTGTTCATTTAAAAAACTTTTATCTACGAGAGTTTATGGATTTTAAAAAGAAAGAAAAAGAGCAAATAGATAACGCACAACCAAAACAACAGTCAACAATCCCTCGTAGATTTTCCCCTAAATAACTCTTTTCTTTATATTTATTAATGTATATAGGAGAACTGTATCATGTCGTTTATGAGTAATAAAGCAATATTGAAAGAAGGTATAATTGATTCAATTGTAAAAAAACTTTTTTTAAATAGAGCATTGAAAAAAGATAAAGGGTTTCAAAAACAAGTCAAAAAATTAAATAAGGCTCTATCTGATTTTGAGAAAGCAGCTAATGCTGAAATGAAACTTATGGATCCAAACGCAAAACCAATAAAAGTAGACAAGTATAAAATTTAGATATGGCTGAAGATCCAAAAAAATTAGCAGAAGCTCAAAGAATTGCCAATAAGGCGATGGAAGAGGGTGTTGGAATTCAAAGGAATTTTGGTGAACTTTTAAATCAAAACATTAAGACTTCTGGTAAACTTAATAGTATCATAAAAAACCGTCTTGAGACTATGAAGGCTATTGATGGTAGTCTTAAAGACCAATCTAAAAGTATACTCGATAGCACCAAGTTAGAATCTCAATTACAATCTATATCTAAAAAACTTGCCGATAGTCGTAATAAAAGTGGTCAATTTCAAAAAGGTTATAATAATCTTACTATAGCTGCTCTAAAAACTGATAAAGAGGGATTAAAAGCTGGTATAGAAAGAGTAAAGGCAATGAAAGAACTCAACGATGTTACAGGAGGGTTAGTTGAAAAAGCAGAAAATTTTGTAAAGGCAATTAGTGTTGGTGCAATATTTGCATCTTTAGTTGCAGCAGCAAAAAAGTTTGGTGCAACATTAGATACTATCGGTCAACAATTTGGAAGTTTAGATGTTTTAGGAAAACCTGTCACCGATAATTTATTAAATTCACAGATAGAAGCTATTAAACTTGGTGGAAGTATACAAGATGTAGCCAGCATAACAAATACATTAGCATCAAACTTTGGAATGTCTTTAGAAGAGGCCAGTAAACTATCTGGTAAGGTTTTTGATACGAGTAAAGCTTTAGGATTATCTGCCGATGAAAGTGCAAATTTATTTGGTGCTCTAACACAAGTTGCTAATTTATCGGCTGAACAAGCTGAGTCACTTGCTGAAGGAGCTTTTCAATTAGCCAGACAAAGAGGAGTTGCTCCATCTGCTGTTCTTAGAGATATAAGTGGTTCAGCTGAAGAAATTGCTTTGTTTACAAAAGGTGGTGGTGACAACATAGCAGAGGCAGCCGTTCAAGCAAGAAGTTTGGGGATGTCATTATCACAGACCGCGAAAATTGCTGAAGGATTATTAGATTTTGAAAGTTCTATAACGAAAGAGGTTGAAGCTTCTGTATTAATAGGTAGACAAATTAATCTTCAGAAGGCAAGAGAGGCTGCCCTTAGTGGTGATATTGCCGGTGCCATGGAAGAGGTTGTAAAACAAGTTGGTTCGGAACAAGACTTTTTAAATTTAAATCTTATACAAAGAAAAGCTCTTGCTGACTCCATTGGGGTTTCAGTAAACGAGATGGCAAAGTTAGTTGGACAAAGTGACAAACTATCCCTAAGTGGTGCTATGGCAGCTGGTAGTTTTGAAGATTTATTGGGTGAGGAAGGTATATCAACCATAAGTCAATTAACAAATACTATAAAGTCATTAGGTGCTTCACTAGTGAATAGTTTAGGTCCTGCTTTGATGGCAGTAACATCAGTTTTATTACCTTTCGTAAATATGGCGGGTAGTTTAGTTAAAACTTTAAGTGAAATGGGAGCAATACTACCTATTGTTGCTGCTGGTCTTGCTTATATGGCTACTCAATCAGCAATTGGAACGGCAAAATCTATTAGGAATGCATACGCTAAAATGGCTGAGAATTCTTTTAAACTACCATTTCCAGCAAGTTTAGCAGCTGGTATTGCAGGTGCTGCAGCTATTGCTGCAATTGTTGCTCAATCAAGAAATGTAGATGACTTCACATCTAGTCCTGGTGGTATCACAACAATGATGGGACCTGCTGGTGTATTTAGTTTGAACCCAAGAGACTCTGTATTGGCAACAACCAATCCAATACCTGTAAATGATTTAAGGTCTTTTCCAGCAAGCACACAACAAGTTGCTACTAATGGTGGTGGAGAATATGTGCTCCGAGCTGAAGGAAATGACTTAGTAGCAAGAATTGCTTTAGGTGCGAATTTTGGTGGTGGTAGTCCTAGTGAGGGTATGGCATAATGGCATTAGAAAATTTAAAAGATATATTTGAACAAGCTGGATTTGGTGGGGGTATTCAAACAAATGATCCTACTCCGGCACAACAACAATCACCTAATATAGATAAAAATCTATTTGAAAGTAAATTGACAAGTGAATTAATTCTTGGTAATCCAAACACAACTACTTACGAGTTGGGTACAGGAACATATAGTGGTGCTGACACATTTAAAGAGTTAGATGGAGAAAATATAAAGAAAAGAACTTTTAGTGAAAATTTTATAATAGGTCAAAATCAAAGATTAGGTGAGAATAATTTTAAATTAGAAACACTTTATAATGTAAATCAAACTGCAAACACGAATAGAACAATTATTGATACTGGTGTAAAAGATCCAAATTCTGATGTAGGTGGTAACATAGAGATTAACACAGGTAGAGCTGGTATAGGTTCTTTGGGTAATTTAGATATAAAAGGATACTCAAGTGGTTTTAGAACAAGTTTATTAGGACCTGAACCTTATGTGGTTAATGACATAGGAAGCAAAACAAATTCAATTGGAAATGATAGAGATTTGATTCCTTTTACTGCTGCTCTTGAAGATACATCAAGATTAGCAAAATTCTATACTTCACCAGCTGGTTTAGCTTTTGTAGCAAAAGAAAATATTATTAATTTTGCCATAGGTGACGGTGTTCCAATAGACAATCCACTTTCTGCAATTATGGCACCGCCTGTTCCTATACCAAATACAGGTTTCTTAAATTTTGTTCAACAATCTGTACAAGGTGCTTCACTTATACCTGGTGGTGGTACTATAAGAAAACCGTTTAGAATACAGTATAGTGATAGAACTAACTTTGGTGGATTTCCATTTAAAAATTTAGGTGATAAACCAGTAGGTTTAGGTGCTTTATCAAGAATAAAATTACCACAAGGTAGTAGTAAATTAGCCAGTTTAGGAAGGAAAATTTTAAAACCTATTAGAGATGCGGGACTCAGAGAGTTAACAAGAGTAGCACAGATTCCAAAAGTAGAAAGACCAACTCCTTTTATAGATTTAAGTGGTGGTCCTAAAGATACAAGATACATTGATTTGTTTTCTTTAAATCCTGAAATTGACGAAAATGATGTAGATATTTTTGAATCTAACATTAAAAAAGGTGATTTTTATGTTAAAATAAAAGATTTAAGGACAAATCAATTTTTATATTTTAGAGGTTATGTTACAGGTATAACCGAAAATGTTAGTCCGTCATTTTCATCAGTCAATTACATTGGTAGAAGTGAACCTGTTTATTTATATGAAAGAGCCGATAGAGATTTATCTTTTAATTTAAAAGTATATCCTGCTAACTTTACAGAGCAAGATTCCATGTATAAAAAATTAGAACACCTAACAAGTTTGGCTTATCCTGAGTATATGGACGACAAGGGACTAACAAGAATGAAACCACCCTTTACAGAGCTTTTTATGGCTCATATAGGGACGAGAAAAAAAGGTCAATTTGGATTTATAAAATCTATAACTTATAATGTAAATGAACAAGGAGATTGGGATTCTGAGCGTATGTTACCAAGATTATTTGATATTGCTATTTCTTATCAGATATTAAGTAAACGACCACCGTCACTTAGAGATGACCATAAATTTTATGGTGGAGAAAACGGAGTTTATGGGTAATGAGTAGATATGACAACATAACAAAAATTCAAAATAAAAAATTTACATCAGTAGGTACATCTTATCTTCCAAAGTTTGAGGAGAGTAATTCAGATGTGCTTCTTATTGCTACAGAGGGTGATAGGTGTGATTTGATATCACAAGAGTATTATGGTACACCCGACCTTTGGTGGTATATTGCTTCTGTAAATAATTTAAAATCCAATAACATTGAGGCTGGAACTCAATTGAGGGTGCCGGTTTCAATAGAAAATGCAATTCTAAAATAAAATGGATTTATCAAAAAAAATTTTTGGTACGAATGTTGATAAAGAAATTCGTGATTACTTTAAATACTTACAAGAAGGTACTTTTGACGCAGAACCAGGACAACCGATTGGTTTTAGTTTCAAACGAGCAGGTCCTCTAGGTGCAGCAACTGTTGGACAAAGTTATCTTGGGGATAGAACACCTTATGCTAGAATGTGGGTTGCTGTTAATGCTTATGAGGCTAAATACGACTCTGAAGATAAAAAGTATAAGAGGATAGGAGCGGGTAAAGTTAACATATACACAATAAACGAAAACTTAAATGACTCATATAGTGAATTAGATTCAGTATCAAATCAAAAATATCAACCAGAACTTCAAGATAATCCTTATTTTAAACCAACAGCAGGTATAACCTCAGTAAATTCTAAATCAGAGGGTGCAGTTGGTGCTTTAAGAAGAACGACTGTAAATTTTACTGTTCATAATAAACATGATTTTGACAACATATTTTTACCCTTTTTTCTAAAACCAGGTGCTACTGTATTTGTTGACTTTGGTTGGTCTGATAAAGCTTTGTCATTGTACGATCCAAATAGTATTGTTAAAACTACAAATTTATCCATGAGTAAATTTTATGAAAGAATATACTCTAAAAACAATGATATAAAAAAAGGTCTTATGTCTACACTTAGTGGTCAAGTAACAAAATATGATGTTAATGTTGATGAAAAAGGTTCATTTAATTGTAGTTTAGAATTTGTATCGTCTAATTATTCTTTGTTAGATAAAACGATTAGTGATGATAATAATTTAAAATTTATATTTGATAATTCGATGGAAGAATTATTGATGGGATACTTATTAGCATTTTCTGGCATTCAAGTAGATGTTGATGCTCTTATTGCTGGTAGTAATAGACTTACAGCAAAACAAAGAAAGTCTTTAATAAAAGACTTTTTTGATGATGACGAAAGGAAAAACCAAAACAGAATAGATCAATCATTAGGAATGATTGATTTGGTTTCACGAAAATCAGGAATATATTATCAAAATGTAATACATGGTGATTCGGAAGAAGACAAATTAGGTGACAAAGAAGCTGTTTACATCTCGTATGGTTTATTTGAAGATAAGTTTTTAAATCAGTTCATTTCTTTTTGGCAATATTTTGACGATGAGGGAAATGATACTACAAAAATAGAAGAAAAAACAAACCCGTTTACAAATAGTTTTAGTAGTAAAGACTCTTGGGCTAGATTTGATGCTGATTTATTAAGTTTACAAAAACAAAAATTCTATAGTGATGACGATAGACTTTCCTTTTTATATCCAGAGACTTGGAACGATACATATAACAAATTAAAACCAAGTGATTGGACAACTGTAGATGATGACATAGAAAAAAGAAGAATACCATTAAGAGATTTATTTATATCTGTGCCCACCATATCTGAAGCATTTAAAAAAAGTCAAAATGTAAACGATGCACTTGAATTTATTTTTGACCAAATATATGAAGACTCTGGCAATATCATTAACATCAAAATGATTTCTAATAATGACGCACAAGTATCATTAACTTTTACTGATGTCAATGTTACAGCAGAATTGTTTGATGATGAAGTATTAATGTTTGATACCACATCAGGAAACACAGTAGTTCTTGATTCAGATTTGAAGTTTGAGACTCCAAAAGCTGGATTATCAAGTATGATTGCTATAGGAAACTTATCAGAACCACAATATTTTGATGAATTAGAATTGATGAAATTTAATTTTTTAAATTCTATTATAGTTGATCCTAAAGCAACAAATAAAAAATATCAAATAAAACATTTACCAGACTATGGAGATCCTCCAAAAAGATACAAAGCTTTGACTGTAAATATGAATGATATAATAGCAAAAGAAACTGATGTCAGAGGTTCTTTCATAGGTCCTCCACAAAATTATAACACAAATGATTTAGTTAACGATGATTATCAAAGTTATTTACAACAGAAAAAAGACCTTTTAGATCCTGGTTTTTGGGAAAAAATATTTGGAAAGTCATCTGATGATGAACCTGAAACAGATGATGTGGTAAATGTAGAGGCTGAATTAGAAACAGAGATGCCTGATGGTACACCAATTCTTTACGCTAAAAGTAATAGAGATTTAAAATTATTAGATGCAAAAAGAAATAATTTTATGAGTCCAAAAAATAATACTATTTCACCTGTTTTACCTGTTAATTTAACATTAAAAATATATGGAAACAATTTTTTAGGTATTGGTGATTTTTTCACGATTAATTTTTTACCAAAACATTATCAAGAAAGAGTTTATTTTCAAATAGTGGGGATTGACCATAGCATTGGAACTTCGATGTGGGACACGACTTACACTACTGTAATGAGGTTAAAGCCTAATGAAAAACAAAAAACATTTAGTGATGATAAAAATCAAAATTTACCAGTAGTTAAACTACATCCACTTTATGAAGAAAAAATAGCAGAAGACTTGAGTAAACAAATTGGTAGTGTACAGTATGATAAAAAGGATGTAAAAACTACTAAATTAACTGTAAAAAATGTAAAAAAAGATATAGAGGTTATTAAAACTACTGCTCCTAGTAATGATAGAGCAAATCTATCATATGATGATATACCTAACCTTAGTTGGGCAAGGTCATTTTTTATTTGGGACTCTGAAAATAAAAAAGAAAAACAAAAAAAAGCTGGTATAGGTAAACGGTCTAACAAATTAATAAATGGAGTTCAAATACCAGAGACGATAGATTCTGGAGAATTAGCTTGGTGGATTGCTATGACAAATGCTTTAATAGGTGATGATTTTATAGATTGGTCACTTTTAAAAGCTAAAGGAACACCTTTTTCATTATTCAATACTAATAAACAAGCAAATGTGGTTGGAAAAGCAAAACCAGGAGTTTTTGTATCACAAAGACCATTTGACGATGGTATTATAGATAACTTTGACCAACCAGGAGCATCTTGGGGGCTAGATGATTTTCAAGAGTCATTGTTAGAAAAACTTGGCTCTTTTAAAAATAAACAAAAAGTTTCAGCGTTTTTAGAACAGTATTTATTTTTTAGTAAAGATTTAAATTTACTATATGGAATATATTGGGATGTCTCTACAGAAACTTTTCTCTACAACACAAATGAGCAACTAGAAGGGGTAGGGGTTCATTTTTATGAGATTAGTGTAAATGGTCACTCAGATACTTCTATTTTTCCATCTTTTGTCATACCAAGACAATTGTACAAACCACAAGGTTTAAAAGATTTGGCAAATAAAGTTTGGAATGATTACTGCACGATAAAAGCAGATTTAAAAGTAATTTTTGAATCTGATAAAAGAGAGATGGAATAATACTTGACATTTCACTAAATTATATGTAACTTAACATATGATTAAATTGGTTATCTCTAAACCTAACTGGTCTAAATCTCACCCGTTAAATGACTTAGTTTTAGCTTACGATGCTATAAAACATAAGTTAGTTTATGCTAATCATTATGAGAAGATGACTATTGGTATAGATTATCCAGCAAACGAGGCGATGTTGATTGATAATTGGAAAGCTGGATATTCTTATGATTTTGCTGGTCGTAAACAATGTTGCGCTGATATTCTAAATTATTGGATGACCAACAAACCACTCAACCATATTCAATGGGATAATTTTTACGACCAAGATGATTTCACATATTATTATCCATTAGATAAAATGATAGAACAACTATGTGAAGATGTTCCACATTATAAAGATATGACAGATTTCAATAAGTTAGATAAATTTCACGATGACTTTATAAATGCTTTCGGTGAGTTAGAATCAAATGGTATCGGAGTCAATACAGACTTTACAAAGATATTCGGTGACCATATGTTAAAGTATATCCACAAAAAGAAGATATATCAGAACTATAACTTTTTCACAACCACATCAAGACCATCTAACTCTATTCATAATCTTAACTTTGCTGCTCTTACACAAGAACAAAGAAAGGCATTTTCGCCACTTAATGATGTATTCGTAGAATTTGATTTTGAGTCTTATCACCCAAGGTTGATTGCCAAACTAATTGACTATGACTTTGGGAATAAATCAGTCTATGGTAAGTTAGCAGAAGACTTAGGTGTGACAGAGGGAGAAGCAAAAACACTAACATTCCAAAACCTATATGGTGGTGTCAGAAAAGATATTGCTAAGATGAGTGAGTTCTTCAGAGGTGTAGAGGATTTAGTGAAAGTTTTATATGACGAATATATGACTCGGAATGGAATCTTAACACATATTTATAAACGACCAATGAAAAGAGCTAATTTAGGTGATTTAAATGCTCAAAAGTTATTTAATTATTACATACAGGCGTATGAAACTGAAAGGAATGTTACTATCTTAAATAAACTACACACATATTTATTAGAGAGAAAGACTAACATAGTTCATTACAACTATGATAGTTTTTTATTTGATTATGCTAAAGAAGATGGGAAAGAAACAATACATGACATCCAAAAAATATTACGACAAGATGATTTTATTATACATAGCAAAGTCGGTAACACTTATGGGACATTAAAAAATTATGAGTTTTGATTTAGGAAAACTTTTTTTAGATTGGAGACGAATTGTTCCAAATGGTGTACCAAATCCAAATAATGATTATCATTTAGTTCTACTAAAAGAAATTTGTTTAGCAAGAGGTATTGATAAAAATGTGGTTGATAATGTTATTTTAACATTGGAACAAGACGATAAAGTTAAGTGGAAAGATAAAGACGGTAAAGATAGAGAAACATCTTTAGATACAATCAAACAATATGCCAGTGATATAAAGAAGGGTGACTCAGACAAAAACAAAAAACTTGCTGTAACGGCTGCTGGTTTAGACGACAAAGAAAAAGGTGGTGAAGAAGATAAAAAAGAAAAAGAAAAACAGAGTATAGATTTTTCTACTGATACTTATTCTGATTCTCTGTCAAGTAAGAAAGATGACGACATCGATGATAGTGATACTGAGACACAGTCTCAAATAAATAAAGATGAAAAAATTGATTATTGGTCTGAACTAGAAAAGTTGGGAGATGAAGAAAGGGAAATAAGAAAAGCTGAATATTTAGAACAACAACTTGATTTTATAGCTGTTGAGAGTTCTATTCCAGCAGGTAAAGGTAGATTTAGATTATCCAAAAAGGATGTTGATGATTATAGAAAATATTTAAACGACCTATCTACACCTGAAAAAAGAGACAGGTGGATGGAAAAACAAAGGAAAGAACAAGAGAGAAGGATAAAAGAGTTTGGTGAAATATCAGATGAAGATGTAGATGATTTCATAGAGGTTCTAAGAGATAAATTAGGTGGTAAGGAATTTACTAGAATTAGAAATAGTATAATGAAAAAGGGAGATCCACCAAAAGACTTAGTTAATGACGAAAGGTTTAGAGCAGTTGTAAAAGCTTACATTCAAACTGGTGGCATTAGTCCGATAACTGGTGAAAGAGTTCCTTTTTCTGAAACACAATTAGACCATATTATTTCATTAGGAAATGGTGGTAAAGATGAGCCTTCTAATTGGATGTTTTTAGAGGAAAGGTTTAATCAGTATAAAGGTAAAAAAACTGATGAGGATGTTAGAGCTCTGCTAGAGAGAGATGGATACAAAACTCCGTCTGAGTATGATGCTGAGGTCGAATCTGATGAGTTTGAGAATTCAATAATTGCTGAAAATAGAGCTTTTTGGGAAAATCAATTTAAAAAGTTTGGAAGTGACATTCATTTAACTGAAAATATGCTTGAGTCAATGAGTGCTGACCAAATTAATGATTTAGTTAAAGCACATAATGATGTTTATCCAGATGACCAAATTGCAAGATATCCAAGTAGAAGTCAAAAATTTACTTTAGATAATGGTGAAGAGGTTGATTTGCCATTGAATAGAGATGGTTTTTTAAGACCAATAAAAGATAAACCAGAAACTTGGGGTTTAAAAATAAATTATGAAACTGGTGAAATAGAGAAAACTGATGTTGACACCTATGAAAAAGCTTATGACGATTTTAAAAAGGGTGCGAGAACAGGTGGTGGGGGTAAGAAAAAGAAACCTGATTTTATAAAAGATTTGATTGATAAAGGTTTAGTAGTCACAAAAGAGATAGGTGAGGGCATTAATACTGAGATTGAAGCTTTATCTAAAGATTACGAAAGTGGTCAAGTTAAAAGAAAACAAGATATCAAAAATGCTATCAAAAAAGCTAAAGAGTCGCCAGGTTCAATGAAACAAAAAGAAGATATAGTAAATTCTAAAATGAAACAATGGGATTCTGAAAATCCTGAACCTGAATCAGTTGCTGGATTATCAAAGAAAGCAAAAGAAATGAATGATGAATATTTAAAATGGAAAGAGATGAGGGATATTGCTAGGTTTAACGCTTGGAGAGAATTTGATCCTTATTCAAAATTGGAACAATAAATGAAAACACAATTACTTTGCACATTCACGACTCAACATAATCTTGAACAATCCATTCGTGACATCACGAAGAACTTCAAGGTCGTGTTTGAAAAGATTTATGTATTACAAAATGAGGACAAACCAAAAGAATTAATTTGTACTTATAATGTCAATCAAGAAGATGATATAGATTTTAATGCTGTAAAGAATACAATATCTTTACATCGTAAAAAGATAACCAATACACTATATACGATAAATGCCCTAAACGAACTGATAAAATTAATAAATAACGGAGTGTTAGATACTAATTATCAAGTCGAATGGGATACATATAAGAATATGATTTTGATATCGAATAAAGAAGGTTTACAGAAAATACCGACAAGGATACTTAAAATAATCGAGTTATAATGGCGTCACCAATATATTTTTTCACCAGAAGTGGATGTGTCTGGTGTCAGAAAATGAAGCCATCAATAGATGAAATAAATGAAACTCTGAATGACGAACAAAAGATTCAGATTCATTCTATTGATGAAGAAAAATCTAAAGTAACATATGATAGTATTGTTCGTATGAATAAGTTACAAAGTGTTGTTCCACTTATGTACAATTCAAATATAGGTACGACTCTTTTAGGTTATAAAGATAAAAGAGACATACAGAAGTTCTTACGAGCAGAACCGAGTGAACAAGTAAGACCACTTAAATCTATCCCAAAAATAGACATTCCAAACTCTACAAAAAAAGACTTGGATAATTGGAAAAAAGATGTTATATTATGGTACGAGGAGAATAAAAGTAATCTTCCGTCAAATGTAATACCTAAAGATAGGATGATAGATATGGTTTACAAACAATATATGGCATACAAAACTAAACCTACTACTGTAGAAGATAGGTTGTCTGCCTTAGAAGAGAAAGTTGATAATATTCTTGAAAAATTATCTTGACTCTTTCATCAAAAGTTTGTATATTATATAAATTGGTTATCTACAAATTTTACTTTAGTAATATTTATAGATGTAACAATAATAATAAACATAAACTAGGAGAATAATAATGGACTTAGATGCTATAAAAAGCCGTCTTAATCAGTTACAGAACACACAAACAAATGCGTTTTGGAAACCTCAACCTGGAAAATCTCAAATCAGAATTGTACCTTATAAGCACGACAAGAACAACCCGTTTAGTGAGTTGTTCTTTCATTACAGTTTAGTTCCAAATAAAACTGTATTGTCACCACTTTCATATGGTCGTCCTGATCCTGTTCAACAATTTGCCGATAAGTTGAAATCAACTGGCAACAAAGATGAGTGGATTCAAGGTAAGAGAATCGAACCAAAAATGAGAACTTTTGTTCCTGTAGTGGTTCGTGGTGAAGAAAACGAAGGTGTTAAGTTTTGGGGATTTGGTAAAACTGTTTATCAAGAACTTCTTGGTATCATAGCCGATCCAGACTATGGTGATATATCCGATGCTACAACAGGTCGTGATATTGTTGTTGAAAGACAAACACCTGCTGAAGCTGGTAACCAATATGGTAAGACCACCATTCGTGTCAAACCAAATGTTACAGCACTTTCCGATGATTCTAACTCACTTACCAAGTTGTTAGATGAACAACCAGACATCAAAGAGTTGTATAATGAACCAACTTTTGATGAGTTGAAAGAACATCTTAGTAACTTTCTGAATCCATCAGATTCTACAGAAGAAACAACAGAAAAAGAACCAGAAATGGTTACTACTGAAGCTTCTTCAAATGTAGAAGACGATTTCGATAAGTTATTTAATTCATAAACCGTGCGGTGGGGTGAGCTGGTTTCCTCCTTTTTCCGGCTCACCCAAATTTTTAGGAGAAACAAATGTCTAATAGAGATGAATTAGCGGATATAATTGCGGGTGAACTAAACAAACAATTCAAATCAAATCAAGTTGCTTATTTCTTGGATGGTGTTCAAGAAACTCCAACTGATGTTACTGATTGGGTTGGTACAGGTTCAACCTTGTTAGATTTGGCAATATCAAACAGACCACACGGTGGTTTAGCTGCTGGTAGGATTACAGAAATCAATGGATTAGAGGGAAGTGGTAAATCACTTATCGGTGCTCACGCTCTTGCTTCTACCCAAAGAAAAGATGGTCTGGCAGTATACATTGATACTGAATCTGCTGTTTCAAGTGAGTTCTTACAGGCTATTGGTGTGAATACTGATAGTATGTTATATGTTCACTTAGAAACAATCGAGGATATATTTGATACAATCGAAACAATAGTTACAAAAATTCGTGAATCAAGTAAAGATAAATTGGTTACAATATTAGTCGATAGTTTGGCTGCTGCTTCTACTAAAGTAGAGATGGATGCTGACTTTGACAAAGATGGTTGGGCTACAAGTAAAGCCATCGTTCTGTCTAAAGCTATGAGAAAGATTACACAAATGATTGCTAGACAAAAAGTTTGTTTAATCTTTACCAATCAGTTAAGACAAAAATTAGGTGTGATGTTTGGAGATCCTTGGACTACTTCTGGTGGTAAGGCTCTTCCTTTTCATGCATCAACTCGTATTCGGTTAAAGAATATGGGACAAATCAAAGATACCAAAAAAGATACTATTGGTATCAAGATAAGAGCTCAAGTAATCAAGAACCGATTAGGTCCACCTTTGAGAAGTGCTGAGTTTCCACTTTTCTTTGATAAAGGTATTGATGATTATGGGAGTTGGTTAACTGTAATGAAAGACCACAAGTTGGTAAAACAAGCTGGTGCTTGGTATACTTTCGTTGACCAAAATGGAGAAGAACACAAGTTCCAATCCAAAGACTTCGGTGCTCTTATATCCGATGTAGAAACTCAAAAATACATCTATGACTCTATCTGTGAAAAACTAATACTAAAGTATGACTCTGCTCAACTTGGTATTGACGATGTAACTACAGAACAAGAGTTTGTTGATGAGTAGTGCCAACAAGAATCTATTAAATAAAAGATTCTATGAGTTTAAGGATGAGATTGATGTAAATCCTGAAACTAAAAACTTAAACGACCATGTTCTATTGGTCGATGGTTTCAATACATTTATTCGTAGTTTCAGTGTCAATCCATCCTTAAATGAAGATGGTGCTCATGTTGGTGGTTTGGTAGGGTTTTTAAAATCGATAAGATATACAATTAACAAGTTTAAACCAACTCGTTGTATTATTGTATTTGACGGTAAGAACTCCTCCAAACCACGACAAAAGATATATCCCCAATATAAAGCAGGTCGTAAAATTAGAAGTCGTTTGAATCGTCTTGTTGATTGGGGTGGAGGTCCTCATGATGAACGAGAAAGTATGGCTCTCCAACTTAAGAGACTTGTTGAGTATTTGGAATGTCTTCCACTAACGATTGTATCAATAGACAACTTAGAGGCTGATGATATAATGAGTTATATCCCAAGTGTTGTTCTTAAAGATAGTAAGTTTACAATTATGTCAGCTGATAAAGACTTCTATCAGTTGGTAGATGATAGAGTGAAACTTTATTCACCTACTAAAAAAATACTCTATGATAGAGAATTAGTAAAAAAAGAGTTTGGAGTTTACCCACAAAATGTGTTAACTTGTAGAGTGGTAGATGGAGATAAATCAGACGATATACCTGGTGTAAGAGGCATAGGTGTTAAAACCTTAATAAAAGAGTTTCCACTTTTAGTAGAGGATAGAGAGTTTAATACCAAAGACCTTATAGACATGGCAAAATCACGAAACACAAGAATATCAAAGATGATACAGGATAATGAGTTGATAATAAAGAGGAACTATCTTCTTATGCAGTTAGGAGATCCTGATATCAAAAATCAGACAAAACTAAAAATCGGAGATTCGGTCAGAGGAATGGCGCCAAAATTAGTAAAATATCAGTTGCAAACTTTGTTCGTAAAGGATAAATTATGGGGACAAATACCTAATTTTGACAACTGGTTAACAGAGTTTAATATCCTTGACCACTATTGGAAGAACAAAAAATGAGTAAGACAAAAAATATATCAGAGTTTGGATATAATTTTCAAGTAAAGTTTGTCGTATGTTTAATTAGTGATAAACTTTTTTTAGAGCAAATTGTAGACATCTTAGATGAAAAGTATATAACTAATGATGGTTTCAAGTGGATTGTAAAAGCTATTCGTGAGTATTATCAAGAATACAAAACAAACATCACGATGGAAGTATTTAAGATAAAGATACAAGAGATTGATTCAGATTTACTACAAGTAAATGTAAAGGACTCTTTGAAAGAAGTCTACAAACATATGGAAGCCGAAGACTTGGAATATATCAAAGATAAGGCATTAGACTTCCACAAAACACAAGTTTTAAAAGATGCTGTTATTCAATCTGCTAAGATATTAGAGGTTGATGGTAATACTGATGAAATAAAATCCCTTATCGACTCTGCTATGCAAGCTGGTGTTGAGAGAAACTTAGGACACGACTACTTACAAGATATAGAACAAAGATATGAGGAGTCTGCTCGTGTAACATCACCAACACCTTGGGATATTATGAACGAACTGATGCAAGGTGGTTTGGGTGGTGGAGAACTTGGTGTTGTTGTGGCACCTGCTGGTATTGGTAAGTCTTGGGTGTTAAGTGCTATGGGTGCTTATGCTTTATCACAAGGACTAAATGTAGTTCATTATACTTTGGAGTTAAACGAGGCCTATGTCGGATTAAGATATGATAGTATCTTTAGTGGTGTGGAAAGTCAGAATCTAAAATATCACAAAGAAGAAGTGATGGAAAAACTGTTCAACCTAAAAGGTAACTTGACTATTAAATACTATCCAACCAAATCTTGTACTGTTAATACACTTTCTGCTCATCTGAAAAAAGTGGTTACATTTGGTCAAAAAGTTGATATGGTTTTAGTAGATTATGCTGATATTATGAGAGATGTTCATAAGTCAAGTGAGATGAGACATGCTCTTGGAAATATTTACGAAGACTTACGAGGTTTGGCTGGTGAGTTACAAGTTCCAATATGGACAGCAAGTCAGGCAAACAGAAGTGCTTTAGATGAAGATGTGATTGAGGCCACTAAAGTAGCTGAATCTTATGCAAAAGTAATGACAGCAGATTTCGTAATGTCGTTAAGTCGTAAGATAGAAGATAAGATAGGTAATACTGGTCGTTTTCATGTGATAAAGAACAGATTTGGTCCTGATGGATTAACTTATCCAGCTCGTATTAATACAAACATCGGTAAGATAGAGATTTTTGAAAGTAGTTCTGTTCAAGGTAAGGATGTTCAGCATAAAATCAATAATAGAGACAACCAAACCAAACAAATGTTGTCTGCTCGTTATGAGGATTTGATGAGTGAATAGTAATTCTGATATATTAACAAGTGTTTTTGGATATGATGAGAGGGATGTTGAGTTTGAGAGAATTGTAAACCATCTTGAGGTTTATGATATAGAGCACGGCATAGAAGTTATCTTTGATTACTACAGAAGACATGGTTTTCCACATTATACAATTCGTGAAGATGAAAAACATGACCATATGAGAAAATTACAAAAATTTGATACAGACACCATCTTCATTGACAATCAAATAATACAAACTATGCATGCTTTGCGTATGGCATGGACTTACTTTCCACATTTTTGGGAAATTAAGTGTGGTAATGCTAAAAGAACACCTATGGAAACATTTTTAGATGATGATAAGTTTAAATCGGTCATTAGAAAATGTTGGAATTGGTGTTTGAAACATGAAGATGGGGATAAAAGTATTTTTCATGAAAATAGACTAAGACAATCCCTAAAAATCTATACCGGTACACAAGCCGTCAGTAACTTTAGACCAACTGCTGCTAAACTAATATACGAGAAGTTTGGTGGTGATGTAATTTGGGATATGTCTTGTGGATGGGGTGGAAGACTAATAGGTTTTCTGGCAAGCTCACGAAAAAAGTATATTGGGACAGAACCATCGAGTTTGACATTCGAGGGACTACAAAAAATAAAAAAAGATTTTTTTTACTTGAAAAAGTCAGTAGAATTATATAGATTAGGCAGTGAAGAGTTTATACCAGATAGAAACTCTTTGGATTTATGTTTTACATCGCCTCCTTATTTTGATACGGAAAAGTATAGTGACGAAGACACACAAAGTTACATAAAGTTTCCGACAAAAGAAGAGTGGGTGAATGGTTTTTTAAGAAAAACAATAGAGAACTGTTACAGAGGTTTAAAAGATGGCAAATATATGTTAATTAATATTGCTAACACACCGAAGTATAAGTTCATAGAGGAAGAGACTCAGAGGATAGCAAAGGAACTTGGGTTTGTTCAAAATGATACACTACAACTAACATTATCAAGTGTGATGGGTGCGGGATATAAATATGAACCAATTTTTGTATTTAAAAAGAATTAAGAGATGATTGTTAATATTTATGAATGTGTCCACACAAAAAAGTTAACATAGGGAAAGTTTATGATTAAAAAGTTTGTTCTATCGGAGAATTTCATCAACAAGTATAAAAGAAGAAAAGCTCCTTTCGGTTTTAATGGATTAGGTGAATTAGTTTACATGAGAACCTATTCAAGAATCAAAGAAAATGGTAAAAATGAAAGATGGTGGGAAACCGTACAGCGTGTTGTAGAGGGAACTTACAATATGCAAATGAATTGGATTGAATCACATCAATTAGGGTGGAATGCGTGGCAAGCTCAAAAGTCGGCTCAAGATATGTATGACCGAATTTTCAACATGAAGTTCTTGCCTCCTGGACGCGGTCTGTGGGCTATGGGTACACCTATCACAGAGAAAAAGGGTTTATATGCCGCCCTAAACAATTGTGCTTTCGTATCAACAAAAACACTCAAAGAAGATTATGCTAAACCTTTCTGTTTCCTTATGGATGCAAGTATGTTGGGTGTTGGAGTTGGATTTGATACGAAAGGTGCTGGAGAGATAGTAATAAAAGGTATAGATGAAAAAAGAGACGAACAAGTCTATGAAATACCTGATACGCGTGAAGGTTGGGTTGAGTCGTTAAAATTACTATTGGAAAGTTACTTTCATGGTCAAGCACCGATGGAATTTGACTATAGAAAGATAAGACCAGCAGGAGAACCTATAGCTGGTTTCGGTGGTGTATCAAGTGGGCATGAACCTTTAGAAGAAGTACACGAAGATATTAGAAAGGTATTAGAAAAAAATAGTGGAGAACCAATCACTATCACGACCATCGTAGACATCATGAACTTAATTGGTAAATGCGTCGTAGCTGGTAATGTAAGAAGAACCGCAGAGATTGTATTTGGAGATTCCCATTCAGAAGAGTATTTAGATTTAAAAAATTATAAAGTAAACCCACACAGAGAAACTTATGGATGGACAAGTAATAATAGTATATTTGCAGAATTGGGTATGGATTATACAGAGGCTGCCAAACGAATCGTGGATAATGGTGAGCCTGGATTTGCGTGGTTGGATAATATGAGAAAATATTCTCGTATGAAAAATGGTGGAGATAATAAAGACCATAGAGCTATGGGTGGTAACCCTTGTTTAGAACAAACTCTTGAGTCATATGAGTTGTGTTGTTTAGTAGAAACATTTCCAAACAATCACGATTCATTTGAAGATTATGCTAAAACCCTTAAATATGCTTATCTATATGCCAAAACAGTAACACTTGGTAGAACACATTGGAGTGATACAAACAGAGTTATGTTAAGAAACAGAAGAATTGGATGTAGTGTAAGTGGAGTTGCTCAGTTTGTTACCAATAGAGGATTAGATGAGTTCAAGGAATGGTTAAATAATGGCTACGATGTCATCCAAAAATGGGATAAACAATATTCAGATTGGATGGCAGTTCCAAGAAGTATCAAAACCACTTCAGTTAAACCAAGTGGAACTGTATCTTTACTTGCTGGTGCTACACCAGGTCTTCACTATCCTGAATCAAGATTTTATATAAGAAGAATTAGGTTATCAAAACACTCAGAATTAATAGAACCATTAGAAAAAGCTGGATATAAATTAGAACCAGCATTTGGTTCTGAAGACACTACTATGGTTGTCGATGTGCCCGTAGATGTAGGGGAAGGTATCAGAACTGCTTCTGAACTATCCATATGGGAACAATTCTCGTTAGCTGCGTTTTTACAACGACATTGGGCTGACAACCAAGTAAGTTGTACGGTTACATTCAATCCTGAAACAGAGGCAAATCAGATTGCTCCTTGTTTAAACTATTATCAGTATCATCTAAAGGGTATTAGTTTATTACCAAGACATGATTGGGGAGCATATCCACAAATGCCATATGAAGCGATTGATGAAGAAACTTACAACAAAGAAGTTGCAAAACTTGGTAAGTTATCATTTGGTGTGATAAAGAACGAAGAGGCTGATGTCGATAAGTTCTGTAACAACGATAGTTGTGAAATTCCACCTATGCATGGTGACAATGACGACCAAGAGTATGCTAACTAATGAAATGCGGACAGGCAGACGACACACCTGTGAATAAAAATGTGTCTTAACAATAACAAAGCTAGGAGACAGATTATGAATTATCGTAATCTCATCTCTGTTCTGATGATGTCAGTTGGTCTTGTCTTTGGACAAGCTGTTACTGGTTTTGTTGGAAACGGAGAAGAACCACTTGTTGGAGCAAATCTTGTGGTTGAAGGAACTGAGCTTGGTGGCGTAACTGATTCCGAAGGAAAGTTCGTCATCGAAACAGGTACAGGTACTTTCGACTTAACTGCTTCATACATCGGTTATGTATCCCAAACCAAAAGTGTAAGGGTTGGGGACATAGTTGGGAGTGTTAGTTTCGACTTAGAAACTGATGTTGTTGCTCTCACAGCACTTGAAGTTTTGGCTTCTCGTGCCGATGAAACAACACCCGTAGCCTACACTAATGTTAGTAAAGAGGAAATGGAAGTTCGTCTTGGTTCTCAAGACATTCCAATGATTCTTAACACAACACCAAGTGTATATGCTACTCAACAAGGTGGCGGTGCGGGAGATGCCCGTATCAATGTTCGTGGATTCAATCAGAGAAATGTTGCTGTCATGATAAACGGTGTTCCCCAAAATGATATGGAGAACGGATGGGTTTATTGGTCTAATTGGGATGGGGTAGGTGATGCTACTTCCTCAATTCAGATGCAAAGAGGTCTATCAGCCGTCAATCTAGCAACACCATCTATTGGTGGAACTATGAACATTATCACCGATCCTGCTGCCCAAGAAAAGGGTGGAAAGTTCAAACAGGAAGTCGGTGAGGGTGGATTTCTAAAATCTACCTTGAATTATAACTCAGGTCTAATCAATGATAAACTGGCAGTAAGTGGAACGATTGTTCGTAAAACCGGTGATGGTTTTATAGACGGAACATGGACAGACGCTTGGGCTTATTATCTTGGTACATCTTATGCTGTATCAGACAAACAGAGGTTTGAGTTATACGCAATAGGTGCACCACAAAGACATGGTCAGAACCTATACAAACAGAACATAGCAACCTACTCTCAAGAGTTGGCTGGAAGTATCGATGGATATAATGATTCAGCTTATGTTGAAGGGGAGAAGTTTGAACATGAAGCTGGTAGGTTCTTCAACCAAAATTGGGCTCCAGTATCTTCGGATTACAAAGGACAACAATATTGGTATATGTATGGCGCCAGAACAACAGATAGGTACAATCCTAATCTGTTGAATGAAAGAGAAAACTTCTTTCATAAACCACTTGTAAATCTAAACCATTTTTATGATATCAATGATGAGATGAGATTATCTTCGGTATTATATTGGAGTGGTGGTTCTGGTGGTGGTACTGGTACTTATGGAAGTGTCAGTAGAAAACCAGCTATTGAAGGAAACCAATGGTGGGCTAGTTCACCTTGGATGTGGGATTGGGATGCTGAGATTGAACAGAACTCTGCTAATGTAGACTCTGCTTGGTCTGATACAGAAAATCGTTCCACAGGTATCCTAAGAAACTCAATCAATAGACAGAATACTTATGGTTTGATTTCTAAATTAAACTATGATGTATCAGATGAACTTGAAGTTCAAGTTGGTATTGATTGGAGAACTGCTGGTATTGAACATGCTAGAGAAGTTCGTGACTTACTTGGTGGAGATTACTATGTAGACTTTGCTGATGACAATTTTGCTGATGGTAAGAAAGTTGGGTTAGGTGATATAATTGCTTATCACAACGAAACCACAGTAGATTGGTTTGGTGCTTTCTTACAAGGTCAATACGATACAGAGAAGATTAATCTTTATGGTATGGGTGGTATTTCAACCATCGAGTATACTTACAAAGACTTTTTCTCTGTTGAGAAAGAACTTGTAGAAGCTCCATCTATTACAACCTTTCAAGTAAAAGGTGGTGGTAGATATAATCTTGACGACAGACTTTCGGCATTTGCTAATGTCGGATATGTTCAGAAACCACCAATTCTTGATAATGTAATTGACTATGATGGAAATGTATCTACAAATCCAGACAATGAGAAATTTACATCTTTTGAAATCGGTGGTGAGTATGGAAGTGAGTTAGTTGCTATCAAAGGTAGTTATTACAACACCCAATGGAAAGATAGGAACTTAACTAAATCTGTAACCACAGGTCAAGGTGACTCAGGTGACACAGACATCATTTATTTAACAGGTGTGAATCAATCACATTCTGGTGTAGAGGTTGAATCTAAGATTGCTCTACACGAAATGGTGGACTTAGATGTTGCTGTTAGTATCGGTGATTGGTATTTTGATGGAGATGCGAAGGGTGATTATACTGAGATGGAATACAACGATGATAACCAAATCATTGGACAAACATCTACAGAATATCAGTATGCTTTAAGTAATCTTAAAGTTGGTGACATGCCACAAACTGCTTATGTTGGTGGATTAACATTAAAACCAATTAAAGGATTGAGTGTACAAGGACTTTACAGATGGTATGACAATCATTATGCTGATTGGAGTCCTGATGCTCGTGAGGTTGACGAAGATGGTGCTGATAGGGCACAAGTATGGAAAACACCATCCTATGGTAAGTTAGACATACATGCTTCTTATAAGTTACCAGAAGTTGCTGGTTTAGACATGACATTAAGTGCTCATTTATTCAATGCACTTGATGATGTTTATATCCAAGATGCAACAGATAACAGTAAGTATAATGGGTACGGTGATAAACTTCACTTGGCTCATAACGCTGAAGTATTCTTGGGAACACCAAGAAGTTTTAATTTAGGACTTTCTGTTAATTTCTAAAACGATAAATTTAGGGGGGTTGAAATATATCCCCCTTTTTATCAAAGGTATTTAAATGAAAAAGTTATTATTTTTATTATTATTATTATTTGGATGTGACGATAGGATTGAAGAACCAAATAAATCAAATATTATAGTTACAATGCTAAGAATACCTAGAATAGAAATATTAGATAATATATGGATTACACCAGCTCCAATATGGGGACATTTAGAATCAGAAGATAGTATACCCGTTGAAAGAATGATTGTACATTGGTGGAGTAATATGTATTGGGATGAAGATGATTCAAGTGGACATTACAGATTGTTATCTAATCGTAGAAACAAAGCAATATGGTATGATAAATTTGGTAACAGAGATACTATGGATGTAGATGTAGATACATTAAGATGGACTACAGATAGATACTCTGAAGTAGATAGTTTAGGATATTTTTTTAATACACTAAGACCTACAAGAGTAATGCAAAATAAAGGTTCGGGTAGTTATATGAAATTGTATTGGAGTATTGAAAATACACTAATAGATTCACAAGAAGTTTTTTTAATGGATTAAAAAAACACTTGACTTGTATATGGTTTTGTTGTTATATTTACATATCGAAAATGGGGATTTTATAATCTAAATGTATCAGAATATTTGGTGTGAAAAAAGAGGTGGTAATCAAGTAGAAGTTCATCTTTGGGATGATGTTGCTGGTTATCAAAACTTTATATTTAAAAATTATGCTTATGTCCGAGATGGTGGTGGGCAATATCGTTCTATTTATGGGGATAAGTTGAAGAAAGTTACATATTGGACAGAACAAGATTTTAAAACTGGTCGAGTCTTTGAATCAGATATTCCATTGGAAACTCGTATCTTATTAGATAGATATGAGGATTCAGATGAGCCGTCCAAAGACCACAGAGAATTATTTTTTGATATAGAGGTGGAAGTCACAGATGGTTTTCCTGAACCATCAAAAGCACAAAACAAGGTGACTTCGGTTGCCATGTATACCAAACACGATGGTAAATATCGTGTTTATGTTTTAGGAGAAGGACAAGATAATTTAAAAGACGAAGTTGATATTCGTTTTTATTCTACAGAGAATGAGTTACTCAAAGAGTTTTTAAGATATTGGATAGATGTGAAACCAACAGTTGTTACTGGTTGGAACACTAATGGTTTTGATATTCCTTACTTATATAATCGTCTATCAAAAGTTTTAGGTGAAGAGTTTGCTAATGCTTTGTCACCGATACAAATTGTAAAATATAATCCAAACAAAAAGATGTATAGAATCGCTGGTGTTAGTTCTTTGGATTATATGGATTTATATAGAAAATTTACATACACACAACAATCAAGTTATCGTCTAGACCATATCGGAACAATAGAGGTAGGGTTAGGTAAGGTCGAGTATGAGGGAACATTAGATGACTTATATAGAGATGACATTGATAAGTTTATTGAATACAACCTAAACGATGTTGAGATAGTTAAGGCACTTGACCAAAAGTTCAAACTCTTGGATTTGGCTCGTGCTGTATCTCACTTGGGTAGAATACCTTACGAAGAGGTATATTTTAGTTCTCGATATATTGAGGGTGCTATGTTGGTGTATCTTCGTAGTTTAGGTTTAGTTGCTCCAAGTAAAGGAGCTAATGTGACATATGATGGTTCAGAGGGTAGATTTAGTGGTGCTTATGTTAAGTCACCGACACCAGGTCGTTATGATTGGGTATTTGATTTAGATTTAACATCTATGTATCCAAGTATCATTATGTCTTTGAATATGTCACCAGAAACTAAAATAGGTAAGATAAATGGTTGGGATGCGGAAGAATTTATTAGAGGGGAAGAAAAACACTATTCTGTAGAAAAGGATGGTAAAACTATTAGAACCTTTACGAGTGGACAACTCAAAGATTTTTTTAACAAAAATGAAATATCCATTTCATCAAATGGTGTATTGTATGACCTTACCCAAAAGGGTGTCATACCGGCAATACTTGAGAAATGGTTTAATGAAAGAGTAGAGTATAGAAAACTGGCAAAGAAGTATGGTGAAGAAGGGAATGACGAACTACATGGTTATTTTGATAGACGACAATTGGTACAGAAGATTCTTCTAAATAGTCTGTATGGAGTTTTGGGTTTGACGGTGTTTCGATTTTATGATATTGACAATGCTGAAGGTACGACAACGACAGGTCAAAAGCTGATTCAGTTTACAGAGAAGATTGCTAACAATTACTACAATAACATATTAGGAACGAAAGAGGATTATTGTATTTACACAGATACAGACTCAGTTTTCTACTCTGCTCTTCCACTTGTTCAAAACAGACATCCAAATGCCGATGTCAAGGATGACAAGTTCATGACCGAACAGATTCTTGAGATTGCTGGTGAGGTACAAGATTACATTAACAAATCTTACAATTACTTCAGTAGTAAGTTTCTAAACATCAGAGGTGACCATCGTTTTGAGATTAAACAAGAAATGATTGCTAAGTCTGCTTTTTGGGTGACTAAGAAAAGATATGGTCAATGGATTATCAACGATGGTGGTTTGGAAGTAGAGAAACTTGATGTTAAAGGTTTGGATATTGTTCGTAGTTCATTCCCACCAGCATTTCGTGACTTCATGACTAAGGTTCTAAAAGCTATCCTTGCTAAAGTTCCAAAAGAAAAGATTGATGAGTTTATTTTGAACTTCAAGAACAATCTACAGAATGAAGAGTTAGATAAGATTGCTCTTCCAACAGGTGTCAAGGGATTGAATAAATACATTGATAAATCAAAGGGTGGTTTTCAAAGTAAAACTATGTTTACATCAATGAAGAAAGGTGCACCTGTTCACACAAAAGCCTCAGTTATCTATAATGACTTATTGAGACATTTTAAAGCTATGAATCACGAACCTATTTCAAATGGTAATAAAGTTCGTTGGGTATACCTAAAACAAAATCCCTTTAATATTGATGGGATTGCTTACAAAGGTTATGATGATCCTAAACAAATCATAGATTTCATTAATCAGTACATTGACCGAGATAAATTATTTGATAAAGCTCTTAATAAAAAGATAAAGATGTTTTATGATGCGATGTCTTGGGATATGCCAGTAGAGAAGAAAAATACAATTGAAAAGTTTTTTTAACTTGACATTTAGTCAAATATTTAGTAAATTAAATAATAATATGGAGAATAATAATAATGAATAAAATCACATTAGATACCTTTATCCAAAAGTACAATCTTGGTGGTAGTATAAATTCAGTAAAGTGGGAGTCAAATGGTGACACACTTTCTACTCGTTTTATATCACCAGATAAAAGTCTTTTGGGTGAGTTATCACTTAGTAAACAATCACTTCCTAACTTTGAGGTAGGTGTTTATGACACACCACTTCTATCTAAGATGTTAGGTACTCTTGCTGATAAGATTGATTTCAATGTAATAAAATCACCATCAGATGAAGAACAACCTGTAGCATTCGGATTTTCAGATGGTAAGATATCTGTTAGTTATGTTCTTGCTGCTCTTGGTGTTATTCCTGATGTGCCAGAACTAAAGAATGTACCTGAGTTTGATACTCTTATCAATATTGATACTCAGTTCATCAACTCTTTTATTCGTGGTAAAGGTGCTCTTGCAGATGTTGAACATTTTTCTATTCAACCAGTAAATGGTGGTGTGGAGTTCGTCATTGGTTTTAGTGATATTAATTCCAATCGTATTAGTATTAAAGTTCAAAGTGGTGCAGTAAAACTAACTGAACCAATCGTCTTTAATGCCAACTTATTCAAGGAAGTTCTAAATGCGAACAAAGAATGTTCTAAGGCAGTTCTTCAAGTAAGTTCTGGTGGTCTTGCTCACATCGAGTTTAAGATAGACGACTTCAATGTTAAATATTACTTAGTATCACAGCAGGTATAATATGAGTTCACATGGATTATGGGTGGAGCGTTATCGTCCATCGACATTAGACACTTATGTTGGTAATGAAACTCTCAAAACAAAGGTCGAGAGGTTCATAGAGGAGCAAAATGTTCCACACCTATTATTATATGGTAGAGCCGGTGGGGGTAAAACAACCCTTGCCAAGATTATCGTAAATGCTATCGAATGTGACTATCTCTATATTAATGCTTCGGATGAACGAAACATAGACTTGGTTAGGGACAAACTTAAGAACTTTGCTTCTTCTGTTGGTTTTAAACCAAACAAAATCGTAATCTTGGATGAGGCTGATTATCTTAATGTTAATTCAGCCCAACCGGCTCTTCGTAATCTTATGGAGACTTTCTCTGCTCATTGTAGATTTATCTTGACTTGTAACTATGTTGAAAAGATAATCGATCCGATTCAGAGTAGATGTCAGACCTATAAGATTATTCCACCATCAAAGAAAGATGTGGCAGTTCACGCTAAGTATATCTTGGAAGAAGAGAATATCTCTTTTGATTTAGATGACTTGGCTCTCGTGGTAACTGCTGGTTATCCTGACTTGAGAAAGGTTATCAATGACTTACAGAGACAGGCGATTGATGGTCAGTTAAAGATAGATAAAGATGGAATGTTACATAACGAGTTCAAACTTCAGTTCTTGGATATGATAAAACAAGGTGTTGATTTGAGAACCATTCGTAAGTTTGTAGCTGATAGTAACTTTACAGATTACACAGAGCTGTATCGTTTTCTATATGATGAGGTAGAGAATATTTCTGTGGAGAAACTACCAGAGATTATCATTGATATATCAAATGGTTCTTATCAAGATGTGTTGGTCGTGGATAAAGAGATAAATTTTATGGCTACCATCTCTAACATACTTAGGAGATTACAATGAACATGAAACCACAAAAACCATTACCACAACAACAAGTTCAAATAGACTTGAGTGATGCAGATACAATGAAATGTCAGAAGTGTGAAAATAGTATTTTCATACAAGGATATGTTATAAAGAAAATATCTGCTATCGTATCGCCTACAGGTAAAGAAGTTATCGCTCCAATTCAAGTTTTCAATTGTGGAAATTGTGGAGAGATGTTACCACTACAGGAATTAGATGAACTTATTTAAGTGGATAGATGAACTATTCACTAAGAAAAGACCTTGGGATAGTTTTTCAGAAGAAGAACAAAAGAAGTTTAGTCCGTTTATGGTAAATCGTTATTTAAGTATGAATAATGATTTCTTACCTATTGTTAATCACTTTCAGAAGTTGACCATTGAGGTAATGCCACATTCTGCTGTCTATAAATTCTATTGTTCCTTACTCCCAAACAAGAAAACTTTTTTAAGGTATCTTAGTGGTAAAAAAACAAAGGTCAACGAAAAAGTTGTTCCTTTTATTCAAGAATACTTCGAGGTTAGTAAGATACAAGCTGGTGAATATTATCAGTTGATGAATAAAGACGAATTGAAGTCTTTACTAACCAAGTATGGTAAAACAGAAAAGGAAATAAAAAAGATGGGTGTTAAATGAATAAGTTACTCATGGCTATGTCTATATCATTAGTAGGGCATGTTATTGCATGGTTTCATATGCAAGGTCAATTCAAATATGAATGGGCAAAAAGTTTATGGTGGATAGTTCTTGGTGGGATACCTATAAGTTTTTGTTTTTTCTATGGAACAAAGTGGTATTATGATTATTTCCAAAATTATTGGTATGTTAGACCAATAGGATTTGGTATGGCAACGCTAACTATGGGTGTTTTAACTTGGTTGGTTTTGAATGAAGTGCCAGATACAAGAACTATCATATCGTTAGTTTTATCAGTTGTTATTATAGCAATACAGTTATCACATTTAATTATAAAATAGAGGTTATATGAAAATAAAAGAAAGAGAACTTAATAAGTCAAGTGACACTCATCCAGTTGTAGAACAAATGGAAAAAGAATGGCCACAGATGACTAGAGAGTTTAAGAGATTACAGAGAGAACAATATGAATTGTTTTGTAGAAAACAACATGATTATGGTCCTGGTAATATTTCAGTTGGAACTATGTTACAGACCGATGATGAAGTTCACTTATCACTTACAGGTTTGTGGTTTAGAATGAATGATAAAATTCAGAGGTTAAAGACTTTGATTATGACCGGCAGAGAATCTGCTGTAGACGAACCATTAGAGGATGCTTATTTAGATGTATCTAACTATGGTATTATGGCAACAATCGTTAAAAATGGTAAATGGGGTAAATAATGGAAAGACATTGGGGTGAGAAACAAAAACCAACGCCAAGAAAAGCTGGTGCTGAGGCTACTGAAAAACACATTTCAGTACAAGATAACAAGATATATTTTTACTCTGGTGTGAGTAGAAACGCTTGTAGTGAATTAAACAAAAAAATAAGTGAGTTAGAATCTAAGGCTATAACTTTGTCCAATAGTCTCTCCATTGAACCACCACCTATTAAACTTTTCATTAATTCTGGCGGTGGAACTATCGTGAGTGGTATCGCTTCTATGGATACCATTATTAGAAGTCAAGTGCCTGTTTGGACTTATGTTGATGGTTTTTCCGCTAGTGCAGCTACATTTATGACAGTTGTTGGTAATCGTAGATTTATGAGTAGAAATTCTTACATGTTAGTTCATCAACTGTCCACCACATTTTGGGGAACATACTCTAATTTTGAAGATGAAAAACAAAATTTAGATTTGATGATGAAGAACATAAAAAATATCTACAAGCAATATACTAAGATTCCTATGAAGAAACTTAACGAAATACTAAAACACGACTTGATGTGGGATGCTAAAACTTGTTTGGAATATGGAATGATTGACGAGATTATATAATGGCTCATGTCTCACATAGTCAATTTACCACTTATAACGATTGTAACCTTAAATGGAAACTTCGTTATATAGATAAGTTAGGTACTTTTGTTGGTAACATACATACTCTTTTTGGGACAGCGATGCACACCGTAATACAAGAGTATCTATCGGTGATGTATAATAAATCTATTGTTGCTGCTGATAAACTTAATATGGAGTCTCGACTAAAAGAAGAGATGGTTACTGAGTTTACCAAGATAAAAGAAAGTCAGAATGTTTTACCTTGCACCCAAGATGAGATGATGGAGTTCTATCAAGATGGTATTGCCATCTTACAACATTTCAGAAAGTATCGTAATAAATACTTCATGAAACAGAATTGGGAGTTAGTTGGTATAGAAGTTCCAATCGTGAAAGGCGTGCAAGAAGGTGTTGATGTAATGGGATACTTAGATGTTGTTTTAAGAAATAAAATATCTGGTAGAGTGGTCATTATCGACCTTAAAACTGCTACTCGTGGTTGGACAGATTTTCAGAAGAAGGACTTTAATAAAAAGTCTCAGTTGTTAATTTACAAAAAGTTTTACTCTGAATTGTTTGATGTATCGTTAGACAAGATTGATGTTTACTTTTTAATACTGAAAAGAAAGATAGCAAAAAATCCTGACTTTCCTATAACAAGACTACAGAAGTTTGAACCGGCAAACGGAGTTCCAAGTATCAATAAGGTTATGACTAAGTTTGATGAGTTTAGAAAAGGTGTCTTTGATGATAAGGGTAAATATCTATTAGAAAGAACTTACGCTGCGAAACCAGGTAAGGCATGTAAATTTTGTGAATTTTATGATACGGAGCATTGTGAATGGGGGAAAATCCTTTAAAGGTAGGAATTGTCGGTAGTCGTGAATACGAAAACCGAAAGAAGATAAAAGAATTTATTTTTAAATTAAAAAAGGAAAAAGGCGCTGACACTATCATCGTAAGTGGTGGTTGTCCGAAAGGAGCTGATTTTTATGCTAAAAAATATGCTCTTGAATTGGGATTACAATATGAAGAGTATCCACCAGCACATCAGGCACATAATTTATACTGTCCTTTACATGAAAGAAATTATGGTAAACCATATAGTGTGAAAAACTTTTTTGCTCGTAATAAACAGATTGCTATTCATTCAGAGTATGTTGTGGCATTTATTCCAAGAGGAGTTGAATCACCAGGTTCTGTATCAACCATAAATTATGCTAAAAAATTTGGAAAAAAAACACTCGTTATTAATTAAATCGTATATTTATATATATAGTTATTAACTTAACAAGGAATTGGTTATGAAGCATGAGACAAAATTAACATCTGTTAAAATTTTAAGAAGTTTATATGAACGATTTAAATTTAAAACAGTTAATTCTTCTATGAACTTACAAAAATTGGTTAATCGTTCTATTGATCAATACATACATGATAATGTAATACAAGAACAAATGGAAACTTATGACCGACTACATATAAGTGGGAGTCAGTTTTGATGAGAGAAGAATTAATTAAAGCTAGTAAAATGCATTTTGAAGCACATATAGAAAAACATCGTGTAAATGTAGAAAACATTTTACATAATTCAGTTGGTGTAGCTGAACACTCGGATATAATTGACACTATAGAAAAAGAGTTAGAAGTTATTGCCGAGTACGATGATAAACTTAATGTTTTAAAAAAATATTTTCCTAATGATTATCAAGGAGACGATGTGAGGAAGTTAATAAATGGCTAAGAAAAAAATATTATTAATGTCAGATGATTTAAGAATGCATAGTGGAGTGGCTACCGTATCTAAAGATATTGTATTTGAGACATTGAATGAATATGATTGGGTACAAATCGGTGGTGCTATAAAACATCCTGAGGTCGGTAAAATTATTGATATGTCTCAAGGTCTTAATGAATTTGGTATCAAAGATGGTTATTTAAAAATATATCCTGTAGATGGATATGGTAATGAGGATATACTTAGAGAGGTAATGGAAATAGAAAAACCAGATGCTATACTTCACTATACAGATCCTCGTTTTTGGATTTGGTTTTATAATATGGAGTCTGAAATTCGTAGAGAGATTCCAATATTTTACTATAACATTTGGGATGACTTACCAGATCCACAATACAATACTAACTACTATAAAAGTTGTGATTTGTTGATGGGTATATCAAAACAAACTTATGGTATTAATAAAAGACTTCTACCAGAATATGAAGATTGGCAAGTAACTTATGTTCCACATGGAATATCTGAAAGAAGATTTAATAAAGTTGAAGATGATAATACCTCGCTATTAGATTTTGAAGCTAAACACAACATAGGTGATAAGAAGTTTAAGATACTTTACAGTAATAGGAACATTAGAAGAAAACAACCTAATGATTTAATTTTAGCGTACAAGTATTTTATGGATGAACTAACACCAGAACAAAGAAAAGAATGTGTGTTGATTTTTCATTGTAATCCAACCGATGAAAATGGAACAGATTTACCAAGAGTTCACAAACATTTAATTCCTGAATATGATATTTGTTTTACATACGATACAGATGGTAGACCTTTCAATGACCAAGAAATGAATCTATTATTCAATTCAGCTGATGTTTATGTCAATATGGCTTCCAATGAAGGATTTGGATTGGGTAGTGCTGAAGCACTTACAGTAGGCACACCAATAATTGTAAATGTTACAGGTGGTCTGCAAGACCAATGTGGATTTAGAAATGATGGTGGTGATTTTTTAATACCTGAAGATTATGTCGAATTAGGAACTAATCATAGAGGTCGATATAAAACTCATGGTGATTGGGTAAAACCTGTTTATCCAACTTCAATATCATTACAAGGTTCTCCAATGACACCTTACATATGGGATGACAGATGTCAGCCAGAAGATGTTGCTAAAAATTTAAGAGAATTTTATGATATGGGTAGAGAAGAAAGAAAAAGACTTGGTTTACTAGGAACAGAGTTCTGTAAAGAAAATCAAATGACATCAAAAGCTATGGGACAAAATTTTATTGATTCTATGAATGGTGCTTTTGAAAATTGGAAACCACAACCTAAATATCATATGGAGGCAGTATGAAACGAAATGTGTTGATGATTGCACCTTTCAATACTCGTAGTGGTTACGGTGACCACGCTCGTTCAATATATTATTCTATTATGGATAGAGAAGATTTGGATATAAAGTGTATTGATGTTAAGTGGGGAAATACACCACGAAATCATCTTAAATCAGAAATCCCTAGACATAAAAAGTTGTTAGACAGTTTTATTGCACATGATAAAGTACAAGGACAACCAGATGTTCTTATTGACATAAGAATACCAAATGAGTTTGCTACTGGCGCTAAACTTAATATTGGTATAACCGCTGGTGTTGAAACTGATGTTGTCTCACCTGAATTTTTAGATGGGATGAATCGTATGAACTTTAATATCGTACCATCTCGTTTTACAGCAGACACATTTAATCGTTGTACTTATGACCGAATGGAAGATTTACCTAATGGTCAAAAAAGAAAGTCTGGTGAAGTTAGAAACGAAAAACCAATTCATGTTTTGTTTGAAGGAGTGGATACCGATGTATATTATCCTAAACAAAAACATCAGTTAGAGAAAAAATTGTGTAGTGAACTAGATGAACTTATCAAAGAAGATTTTGCTTATCTTCATGTTGGACAATGGGGACAAGCTAGTTTTGGAGAAGACAGAAAAAACATTGGAATCTTGATAAAGTCTTTCTTAAAGGCATTTGCTAATATTCCTAACCCACCAGCACTTGTTTTAAAAACTAATGGTGCTAATTTTAGTATTCTTGATAGACAAGAGATTAAGAAAAGAATAAATCATGTTAAAGATATGTTTGATGGTGTTAATTTACCAAACATTTATTTAATACATGGTGATTTTACTATTGAAGAAATGTCAACACTTTACAACCATCCAAAAATTGGTGCTTTTATTACTTGTACTCATGGTGAGGGTTATGGCAGACCGATGGCTGAAGCTACTTGTTGTGATTTACCTGTTATTGCCACTAAATGGAGTGGACACATGGACTTTCTCACAGACTCAGAATCTATGTTAATTGATGGTTTTTTACAACCTGTACCTAAATCTTCTATTTGGAAGCCGATTATTGTAGAACCATCAAGGTGGTTTAATGTAAATGAAGCTGATGTGGTTAGAAAGATTAGAACTTTTCATAAGAAAAGAAAACTAATACAAAAGAAAGCCACTCGTTTGGGTAAGAAGAATAGACGAGAGAAGTCTTTGAAAGCTATGAAAATTCAATTTAATAAAATATTAGATGAAGCACTAAAATCAATTCCGCAAGCTGTTGGTTTAAAACTGCCTAAATTGAAAAAAGTTGGTGGAGACACTTCTAAACCTGCAAAGTTAAAGTTACCTAAATTAAAAAAAGTAACATAATGGAAGATTTCATCCTAAGAGTAAAATGTCCTATCTGCCTACAAGAAGACGGAGAGAAAAATACATCAGACACTCTTGTATTACTTGGTGATGATGAACAAAATATGCAATGTTTAGGTTGTGGGTATGGTTCTAATAACAAAATGAAAACTCATATTCAACCTTTACCTGAAGACTTTAAGGATGTTTGTGTTACGACTGGTGAAGATAGATTTTGGGCACCATCTGTGTTTACAACAGAAAATTATCAAGTAGTTCCTATGGTTAATAAAAAAGAATTGAAATGGAGAGTGTTTGCTCACACTGATCCTGAGACAGAGGTGGTAGTTCCGACTTTTGGTGATGCTTTTAAAATGGTAGAGAAAATGGAGAATTTAATTGGCAAGACGATACAACAACAGACGGATAATTAAGTCGATTCAAACAGTCCCATCTCGTAGGCTAATACCTGGTATGATAGTCACATTTAACTATTCTGAACAAGGTGTTATGGATCCTCGTCCTATTTTACTTTTTTTACATGAAGACAGTAAGACAAAAAATATTGAAGGTTTAAATTTAAATTATCTTAACCCAACTAAGTTAAAAAAATTATTCCAAGTAATGGATTTCAAAAAAACTAAGTTGGATGAAGTCGAAAATCTAATTAATTTGACTGATGAGTATTTTAGGATTCAGATTTCTAACCCAAAGAAAAGATCTGCAATGTCCACCAAAAGATTTTATAGTGATGTAATATTATCTGATAAATTTTTTAAAGAAGCATATAGAGCTTATAAAATAGGTAAATTGACCTCACTAAAAGTTACACAAATAAATACTCAATTTATTCAATGAAAATTAGTTACTCAATGTTGGTTCATAATGAAACCGACACTCTTGAAAAATTATTAGAATTTTTAGTAAAGTATAAACAACCACGAGATGAAATTGTTATATTAGATGATTATTCTGATAACGAAAAGACTAAAATTATATTAGATTATTATTCTTCAGCAGAGGGTGTCGTACTTGAACAAAGAAATCTTCTAGGTGACTTTGCTACTCAAAAAAACTATCTTAAGAATATGTGTTCTGGTGATTATAGTTTTAATTTAGATGCTGATGAGATAGTAACACATTGGTTTATGAAAGATATTCATGAAATATTAAATGGTAATGAGGTTGATTTAATTTTTGTGCCTAGAATAAATACAGTAGAGGGAATTACAGAACAACACATAAGGGGTTGGGGTTGGCAAGTAAATGAAAAAGGTTGGATAAATTATCCTGATTGGCAAGGTCGTATTTTTCGTAATAGACCAAACATTCGTTGGGAAAAACCAGTTCATGAACAGCTCATAGGATTTCAAACTTATGCTCACTTACCAATGGAACAAAAATATTCTATTATTCATCCAAAGACCATAGATAGACAAGTGAAACAAAATCAAAAATATTCAGAAATTTTAAGATGATAAAAATTAAATTACTAGAACTAGACAAACACAGAAATGAAACTACATTTAGACCTTTTCTTTTTGCCGCAGAATTGTTTAAAGAAGTAGGTATAGAATTTACAAATTCTGATGATTGTGACTACGCGTTTGTAGGTCAAGCTAGTATCATAGATAAAAAGAAACCTTTAAAAGAATCAATAAATGATGGCTTAGATTTTGTTTCTAAAATTAGTGGAGATTATTTCATAGTTGATGGACAAGACTCTACCACTTTGATAGGAACAATTGATGTTTTTCGTGAGTCAAATGCTAAACTATTTTTAAAAAATACATACTTAAAAGATTTTAATTTGTACAAACAAGGTTGGGCTAATGGTAGAATGTATTGGGGAGAGGGTAATTATTCTGTACCAGACATACACGATTTAGAGCCTAATATGGAGTTAACAGGTTGTAATTGGTTACACACTCTGCAACCAAATTGGTATGATTATAATCAAGATAAACCATATGATTTGTCTTGTATGTTTAGTTATCCAACAAAAGAACCAGTTTATGAACATGATTTATGTCAGACAGATTATTATGATCCTCACAGAAAAAATTTAATGGACATCTTAGGTGATAAATATAATGTAGCTAAATTAGTAGATGGTGTAAGATTACCACCACAAGAGTATTATAAAAAAATGTTCAACTCTAAGATTATTTTAGCACCAATTGGTTATGGTGAAATGGCACCTAGAGACTTAGAATCTGCTATGTTTGGTTCAGTATTGATGAAGCCTGATATGAGTTATATTGATTCCAAACCTTTTATATATGAAGATGATGAGACATATATTGCTGTAAATTATGATTGGTCTAATCTTGAAGAGAAGATAGACTATGTGTTATCAGATTATAGTAACATTAGAGAAAAACTCGTCCAAAATATGAGAAAAAAATATCATGAGAAGTATGATTTAAAAAATTTAGTGTTGCATATTTATGATATTTTTAGTAGATTAGATGAGGTAGAAACATCATGAAATTTGGTTTAATAACAGACGACACAGCAATAAATTCTTATTACATAAAAGATGGAACTGCTTTTGGTTATCATAATGATGAACCATACATTTACCACCATGCTTTTTCACCTGAGTGTTTTGTTGCTATGATGAACTTACCATTTTTATTTGATTTTGGGTGTTATATAAATTGGATAGAGTGGCAAGACAAAGAGCTACCAGATTATGATTTGGATTTAATACTTTATGACAATGGAAAAATTGGACTTGAAGAGAAATATTATGATGACTACAAAGTAGATATATTGAGAGAAAAATACCCTAATGCTAAAATAATGGGTTGGATAAAAGAGGTAAATGTAAAAACACACAGACTTGAAAACAGAGTTAAGTTTTTAAATGATTGCGACTCTGTGATAACATCAGGTATATCAGATAATTTTAAGAATTTGGATATGTTTAAATATTTGAAATCAGTTGTTGATAAAGATTTTTATTTTATATCACAACCTGTAAATGTAAATTATTTATTTGATAATTTTTATTCCGAAGAAAAAGAAAATGTTATTTGGGCATATTTACCTAATCCAATGTATAGGAGAGGTAGAACTTATGAGTTTACAAATTATCTTGGTGAAAAATATGGTGTTGAAGTTAGAAGAAAACCACTTCAACCAGGTCAAAAGTTTGACCATATTAGTCAATGGGATTTTATAGAAATGTGGTCAAAATGTGCTTATCATTTTAACATGGATCCTTCTGATATTCATCCAGGTAATCAAGTTATGCAAACCGCTGCTGTAGGGTGTATAAATTTTGGTGGATTTAATGAATCTCATAGTATATTATATCCGAAAACAGCAACTTGTGATGAAAAAATTTTAGAAGAAAAATTTGTAGAATATTTAAATAATGAAAATAAAAGATTTGAAGCAATACAGTACGCTTGGGATAAAGTAAATGAGGTGTATGGTTTTAAATCAGTTGTAAATCAAATAAATCAAATATATGGAGAACTTGGATGAAAGTTTTAGTAACAGGTGGTGTTGGGTTTATAGGCACTAATTTAATAAAAAGATTATTAGACGATGGACATAAAGTTGTTAGCTTAGATAACTATTCCACAGGAATAAAAGAAAATGAGTTACAACAAAAAGGAGTTCAGTACTTTGATGTTGATTTAAGATATGTACATGATTATGATTTTTTTATGGATAAACCTGACATTATTTTTCATATCGCTGCACTTGCTAGAATACAACCATCAATGGAAGATCCGACAACATCTATTCAAAATAATTTTGATAGTACACTTAACATATTAGAGTGGGCTAGAGCTAAAAAATGTCCTGTTATTTTTGCTGGTTCAAGTTCTTTTCATCAAGGGTTGTGGGACAGTCCTTACGCGTGGTCTAAATTTGCTGGAGAACAACTTTGTGAACTATATAATAAAGTGTATGATTTACCAACCACCGTTTGTAGGTTTTATAATGTATACGGTCCACATCAAATAGAAGGTGGTGATTATGCTGCTGTAATTGGTATTTTTGAAAGACAATATAAAAACAATGAATCACTAACCATTACAGGTGATGGGGAACAGAGAAGAGATTTTACTCATGTGGATGATATTGTCGATGGTTTAGTCAAGTGCGGTGAAATGATTGTTACAGATCGTGGTTATGAAATTAGTGGTGAGGAGTTTGAACTCGGAAGAGGAATTAACTTTTCAATTAATGAAATAGCAAATATGTTTGGGGAGGACTATTCAAAGGAATATATCGATGCTAGACCTGGAGAATATGAAATGACATTATGTACTGATGATAAAGCTAAAAAATTATTAAATTGGGATGCAAAAATTAACATTGATGATTACATCGAGGGAGTTATAAAATGAGTGTTAGAATACCAAAACATCTTGAGAAAAAAAGAGATGTTACAATTACAAAAGAAGAGCTCATTGAGTTTGAAACTGAAGTGAAAAATAGATATGAAGCTGGAGAGGTAAAAGCACCAATTCATTTAGCAAAAGATAATGAAGATGAACTCATCGAAATTTTTCAGTACATAGGTTTAAACGATTGGGTGTTTCAGGCTTGGAGAAATCATTACCATGCTTTACTACATGGTTTTGATAGACAACAATTAATGGACGACATTGTTGAAGGTAGAAGTATGGCTACAAGTAGTAATGTTAACAAGTTTTATTCTTCTGCAATAGTAGGAGGTGTAATACCAATTGCTCTCGGTGCTGCCATGGCATTGAAGAGAAACAATTCAGATGATAAGGTTTGGTGTTTTGTTGGGGATATGACTTTTGAAACTGGTGTTTTTTACGAATCATATAAATATGCCCAAAACTTTGAATTACCAATTCAGTTTGTAGTTGAGGATAATAATTTAAGTGTCCACACACCAACTGATGCTGCTTGGGGTATCAGACAAGAAGTGCCAGATGATGTTGTGTACTATAGATATGAAAATGGATATCCACACCACGGTACTGGTGCTTGGGTTAACTTTTAAGGGGTTATCATGAAATATAAAGATGAATTAATTAGGTCAATGAAATGGCTTGGTGAAAAAGAAAACACATTATTTTTAGGTCAAGCTACAGCATTTAGTGGTCACGCTATTTCTGGTACTTTAACTGAAGTTCCTAAAGACAGACTAATTGAGTTACCTGTAATGGAAGAAGTTCAAATGGGTATGTGTGCTGGTCTTTCACTTGAAGGGTATGTACCAATATCAATATATCCAAGATTTAACTTTATGATGTTAGCAATAAATCAGTTAGTTAATCATATTGATAAAATGAAAAAAATGAGTAAGAACATGTTAGTTCCGAAAGTGATTGTTAGAGTTGCCGTTGGTGCTAGAAAACCATTAGATGGTGGAGAACAACACACTCAAGATTTTACTAAATCAATAGAATGTATGTTAACCGATACAACTTTAGTTGAGTTAACGGAGCCAGAACAAGTATTTGACACTTTTGTTGATGCTTATAATAGAAATGGCTCTACTGTAATTGTTGAGTGGGGAGATTTTTATAGTGAAAAATAAGTTCAAGTGGCAACTGATAAATGATAGTATCACAGATGGTGACAAAAAAGCATTAACAGATTTTATCAATACACCCAATCAAAGGTTTACAAATGGTCCTAAGGTTAAAGAGTTTGAAAAAGCTTGGTCTGAATATGTGGGATGTGATTTTAGTGTATTTGTAAACTCAGGTGCCTCAGCTAACTATGTTATGGCTTCAATCATGAAAGAAGAGAAGGGAGTTGGTGAGGTTATTGTGTCTCCATTGGGATGGGTTTCTGATGTATCTCCGTTAGTTAACTTGGGATTTACTCCTGTATTTGTTGATGTCAGTATGGAGAATATGTCTATAACTCTTGATAATATCAAGGCTGCCGTTACAGATAAAACAGTTGGTGTTTCTTTAGTTCATGTTCTTGGGTTTGCTGCTGTTACAGACGAGATGGTAAAGTTCTGTGAAGATAACGATTTATTTTTTATAGAGGACTGTTGTGAATCTCATGGTGCTACTTACAAGGGAACAAAAGTTGGTAACTTTGGTAATGTATCTAACTTTTCTTTTTATTTTGGTCATCATATCACTACAATTGAGGGTGGTATGGTTTGTACAAATGATGAAAAGTTATATGATTATGCTAAATTGTTTAGGTCACATGGAATGACGAGAGAAGCGTCAAGTCAAGTCCAAGAGCAATATGAAAGAACCAGACCTGATTTAAATCCATTATTTACTTTTGCTGTTCCTGGTTACAACATGAGAAACCAAGAGTTAAACGCTGTCTTAGGATTAGAACAATTAAAAAGACTTAACTATAATTGTGATAAAAGACGAGACAACTTTAAGACTTGGGTTGAGTCATTAGATTCAGATAAATTTTTCATTGACTTTCATCAAAATGGAAATAGTAATTTTGCATTACCATTAGTTTTAAAAGAAAAAGACTTGGAATTGTTTGAAAGATGTTGTATATTATTGAATAACGAAAAAGTAGAATATCGCATTGGAACTGCAGGTGGTGGTAATCAGGCAAGACAACCTTACTTGGACAAGTATGATTTCGTCAAACATGACTTATCAAATGTAGACCACATACATGATTTTGGGTTATATATTGGCAATCATCCAGAGTTAGTAGAAAAAGATATTATTAATTTATGTGAGGAATTAAATAGGTTATGATTGATTTAAACAATAAAAACATATTAGTTACTGGAGCCAATGGGATGATTGGTAAAGAACTAGTTAGAATATTAAAGAAAGAGTATCAGCCAAGATACATAAGTGAAGTTGATTTACCAGAGTACGATTTAAGAGAACGAATTGATTGTGAAACCATATGTGACGGTCAAGAAATAGTTTTTCATTTAGCTGGTATAAAAGGTTCACCTCAGAGGTGTATGGAGGCACCAGCCTCATTTAGTGTTCCTATGATTCAGTTCAACGCCAACATGATTGAAGCATCATACAATGCAGGTGTAGATTGGTTTCTTTACACTAGTTCGGTTGGAGTATATCATCCAGCAGAAGTATTTGTGGAAGACCATGTATGGGGTACACTTCCAAGTGAAAACGATTGGTATGCGGGTTGGGCAAAAAGAATCGGTGAAATGAATGTTGAAGCTTATATGAAACAATATGATTGGAATAAATGCTCAATAGTAAGACCAGCAAATGTATATGGTCCTAATGATAATTTTGGTAAGTGGTCAATGGTCGTACCATCATTAATTAAAAAAGCCATGGAGAATGATACTTTATCAGTATGGGGTGATGGTTCACCGATAAGAGATTTAATATATGCTGAAGATGTTGCTCGTGGTATGATACACATGGTAGAAAACCAAGTTACCCAACCAGTTAATCTTGGTAGTGGTACAGGAGTTACTGTAAAAGAAGTAGCAGACATTGTAGCTGGATATTTTAACAAAAAAATAGAATGGGATACTAGTAAACCTATGGGTGATATGAAAAGATTGATGAGTACGAAGAGAGCAGAGAGTCATGGTTTTACACCTAAAGTTAGTTTAGAACAAGGTATAATAAAAACAATACAATGGTACAAGGAGAATAAAGATGTTTTATAAAAATAAAAAAGTGTTAGTAACTGGTGCTGGTGGTTTACTTGGTTCACAAGTAGCAAAGATGTTAGTTGAACAAGGTGCTATTGTTAGAGCTAGTTACAGAGGTAGAGAAGTTCCGAGTTGGGTTGGAGATGTTGAGTCTGTAAAGGCAGACTTTATGAACATTGAAGATGTTAAGAAGTGTGTTAAAGATATGGATATAGTTTTTGTTTGTTCTGCTAACACATCAGGTGCTGGAGTTATGGCTCATGATCCACTACAACATGTAACACCTAATTTGATTATGAACTCTACATTAATGGAAGAGTCTTACAGAGCTGGAGTAGAGAGATTTTTCTTTGTTAGTAGTGCAACAACCTATCCACCAGCGGACTACCCAATAAAAGAGGACGAAGTTTATAATGGAGAACCTTACAAAACTTATTTTGGTGTTGGTTGGATGAAAAGATACACCGAGATACTTGGTCAATTTTATCAAAGAAACGAAATGATGAAAATAGCCACAGTTAGACCAGCGAATATATACGGTATTCAAGGTGACTTTACTGATGAGACTGGTCATGTCTTACCTGCTTTAATAAGAAGAGCTCTAGAAAAACAAACACCTTACATGGTTTGGGGTAATCCAGATGTAGTTAGAGACTTCACACACTCAGTAGATATGGCTCGTGCTTGTTTGGATGTGGTTGAACACTACGCTGTTTGTGATCCTATCAATATCGCTTCTGGTAATTTAGTTACTATAGGAGAGAGTGTTGATTTGATATTAAAGTGTGCAGGTCATGATGTCACACCAGAGTATGATGAAAGTAAACCTGTCACCATTCAATATAGAGCATTAGATACTACAAAAGCTAAAGAGGTGATTGGTTATGAGCCAACCATACCTTTTGAAGATGGTATACAAGAAACTGTAAATTGGATTAGGGAGAATATGTAGTGTGGCCACCGAGGCATACTTCACAGTTAGAAATAACTGTTAACATCGCACACAAGGGTTGTGCTGTAGCTTGTATAGTTTGCCCACAAGACAAGTTATCTAAGACCTACAACTTATATCCAGAAAATAAATTAATTAGAGACTTATCATTTGATACATTTAAAACTGCTATTGATAAAGTTCCACTTACTACTCGTATTGATTTTTCAGGATATACAGAACCTTATCTAAATAAAGATTGTTCTAAAATGATAAAGTATGTTCATGATAGAGGACATACTGTTTCAGTTTACACAACTTTAGTCGGTGCTACTGAAAGTGATGTGGATTTGCTGCTAGATATATGTCAACATCCAACTAGACCTTTTTCGGCGTTTGACCAAGAAAATCCATTGTGTATACACTTACCTGATGAGGGTGGTGTTATGCCAGTAAAAATAACTAAAAAATATAAAAGAGTACTAAAGTATTTAATAACTAAAGCTCAAAGTCTTAGGTTGGGACTAGGAACTCACATTAGAATGATGACAATGGATAAAAATGGCAAATTAAGTAAGAAAATTTTGGATGTTTTTCCTGTTGACAAAATACCTTTCCAATTTAAAGCAATATCTCGTGCTTCAAATTTAGATGATGACGGTGTTAAAAGAAAAGCACCAACTATGACAAATTATGAGGGTGGTGTTGGTATGAAAACTGGTAAAATTATTTGTAAGTCTAATAGTTTACATAATAATGTTTTAATACCTAACGGAGATGTACATTTGTGTTGTATGGATTATGGTTTGGAAGCAAAGGTTGGAAATTTGTTGGAGAATGATTATGATTACCTCCACAATGGTGAGGGGATGAAGTATATTACCGATAGGATGACAGACGATTCATTAGATGGTGATATAATTTGTAGGAGATGTGAAAATGCTGATTATGAATTTAACGAGGATTTTGTAATGAAAACTATAGATATGCAGGACACTTTAAATTACTTGTATGAAAAATTAGATTCGGAGAGTAAAGTTTATTATAGTCGTTTTGGTGATGGGGATTTTGAAATAATGAAAGGTAAAAGGGAAATGATGCATAGATATTCACCAGAGTTAGCAGAAGAGTTAAGAGAATCTTTTGGTATATTAGATAATAATTACATCAGAGGAACAATGTTTAATGAACCAACCTACAATGGAAGGGAATTAGTTCATCAATCTCCTGATAACTTTAAAGATTTGTTTGGATTTATACAAAATAACTATGAAAATTTTAACGACTTTATTTTGTATTCGCATGTTTTACTAACTTACATTTTTATACATGAACAAGACATTTTTTTAGATTTTATGAATAATTTTATCAGACCAAAGAGAAAACTCTTTATAGGATCTATAAAAAAATCATCAATAGAAAAATTAGTTGGTGAAGTTCATTATCATGTAGAAACACCGTCAAGAGATGCTTATTACAACATAGACGAGTGGTGGCCAAAAGTTTTAGAATGTGTTGATGATGTTGATTTAGTCTTACCAGCAGCTGGTATGGCTGGTAGAGTTGTTCAAAAAAGATTATGGAAACTAGATAAGAATGTTCATAGTATTGAGTTAGGCTCTATGGTCGATACTGTAGATGATTTAAATACAAGAAGTTGGATGGTTAATAAAAAAGAAATTATTGATAGGATTTTAATATGAACATATTAATAACGGGTGGTACAGGTTTTGTAGGTAGTCACATGATTGACTACATTTTAAAGTATGCTATAAAACCGAATCAAAAATTATATTGTACAAAACGATGGATGGAAGATACTAAGAATGTCGACCATATTAATGATGATAGATTTGAGTTCATTGATTGTGATTTACTAGACGCTAATAGTATACGAAGGGCAGTAGAAATTTCTAAACCAGAAAAGGTATTTCATTTTGCTGCTCAAAGTTTTCCTGAAGTTAGTTTTAAAATACCAATCATAACACTACAGACAAACACGATTGGTACAACACATTTATTAGAAGCAATAAAAGAGTCGGAATACGATCCTGTAATTGTTAGTGTTTCAACAAGTGAGGTTTATGGTATGCCAAAAGAAGATGAAGTTCCGATTAAAGAGACAAACCCTATCAGAGCTGCTAATCCATACTCGATATCAAAGGTTGGTCATGATTTGATGTCTCAGTATTATTACAAAGCATACGGTATGAAAATTATCATAACTCGTATGTTTAGTCATGAGGGTGCTCGTAGGGGTAAACAATTTGCTCTATCTTCTTTTGCGTATCAGATTGCTAAAGCTGAAAAACTTGTGGGTGAACAATTTATATATCATGGTAATTTAGAATCAACGAGAACCTATGCTCACATCGATGATGCGATAAGTGCTTATTGGGTATGTTCTAGTAGTAATAAATTTGGAGAGGTTTACAATATCGGTGGGAGTGAAACTTGTACAGTTGGTGATGCTTTAGATAAATTAATTAGTATGTCCACAAAAAAAGATTTGAAAAAGAAATTAGATGAGGATAGAGTAAGACCTACTGATATTACACTACAGATACCAGATACCACAAAGTTCAGACATGAATTTGCTTGGACACCAATGAAAAATCTAACAAATGTATGTGAGGATTTATTAAACTATTGGAGAGGTGTTTTATGATAAACGGTGTGGTAATCAGAGAACAAGATACTTTTACTGATTATAGAGGTGACCTTTATACTATTTGGAAAGATGGTGATTTTAATTTAGAATTTAATCATGATAAAGTTTCTACATCAAGAAAAAATGTTTTGCGTGGTATACACGGTGACCATAAATCTTGGAAATTGGTAACTTGTCTTCATGGAGAAATATATTTTGTTATTGTAGACAATAGAGAATCTTCAGATACATTTACAGAATGGGAATCTATGCTACTAAGTGATAGAAACAACAAACAAGTTTTGTTACCTCCAGGTGTTGGTAATGGTTTTTTAGTGATGAGTGATACTTCAGTTTTTCATTATAAGTGGTCCTATGAAGGAGAGTATCCAGATGTAGATAAACAATTCACAATAAAATGGAATGATCCAATAATAGGAATAGATTGGCCGATACAAAATCCTATTCTATCGAGGAGAGATAAATGAAAATTAGCATAATGTGGATGACTAGAAAAAGATCACACGAACTAATTTATTCTTTATCATCTTTTATCATGAGAGCAAAAGATAATTCTAATGTGGAATACATAGTTATTTCAGATCCTGATGATGAAGAGACATATGAAGCTGTTGACAAAGTAAGTAGAATGTGTTTCGTTGATGATGCTAATATAGAAAATCTAGTTTCTGATAAAAGATATGGATATGAAGAATTAGAACAGTATCAAAATATTGTTGGTGAAGTGTTTACGGGTGATTGCTTGTTTATAATGAATGATGATGTTGTTTGTTTAAATGAAGGATGGGATGAAGAAATAAGAAATATATTAAAACCACATGTTGAAGATGCAAGATGGATAGGTTTGGCTGGTGTGAATGAAAATTGGAAAGGTTCTACGACTTTTGTGGGTATTAATCGAAAGTGGTATGAGGTAACAAATAGAGTTTCAGGAAACAGAGCTACAGATGGTTACATAATGGCACTTGGTAAAAAGTTAGGAATAAATCCACTAAGACCTAAAGTAGAAATGGTTCACTTACAAAGAGGTAGAGAAACTGTTACATTTGAGCGAAACAACAAGCGATATATTACTGGTGGATTGCCAGACGATGGTTTAGGTGGATATCCAACTAAAAGTCCAAAACCACCAAAATATTATCACGATTCTAATGAGTTCACCAACAACTACACCGATTTTGTAGAGGGTAAAAAAAGATTTGATAACGACTTTAAAAAATTGAAGGAACACTATGCAGAATAGAAAATACTTACCAACAGTAGCAGAGTTGATAGATAGGCTTTCTATCATTCAATTAAAAGAGGTTTTTATTACAGAACATAAGGAAGAGTATGCTAAAGAAATCAAAGACATAGTTCACGATTTGTCAGAGTTGGGTTTGAACGGTGAGATGATAAGAGCAACCATAGTATTGGCTCAAATGAATCTACACATTTGGCATAACGAGACAAAATACAGAGCTGGGGATGGTGATGGTAATCTTGGTTTGACTCATGGACTAAATGGTATTAGAAATACAGCAAAAAACATCATACAAGACCATGTTGATGATAACAGTAGAAAAGATTATAAGATAGATTGTATTGCTGCTGAGTTTAAAGATTGGGAAGTGAGCTGGTAATGTTACAACATGGTAAAATAAAAACACCAGTTAATATGGAGAGTTGTCACATCCCAAAGGGTTGGGGTGAAGAGATAATAATAGAAAACAATGAAATGTATTGTGGGAAGATATTGGTATTCAAGGCTGGTTGTAAGTTTTCAATGCACTACCATATGAAAAAAGATGAGACTTGGTGGGTTGAGGAGGGTGAGTTTAAATATACATTTATTGATACTGAAAATGCCTTACAAACCACACTAAAATTAGAACCTGGTTGGGTGGTCAGACAATATCCTGGTCAACCACATCAATTAGAAGCTTTAACAGATGGTAGAATATTCGAGGTGTCAACTCACCATGAGGATTCGGATTCATACAGAGTGTTGCCAGGAGACAGTCAAGCAGAAGTTTGGAAGAGTGTAGAAGAATTTAAAAGAGACAAAGGATTGGGAGACAAAAAATGAAAGTATTGATAATAGGAGATAGTTGTAAAGATATTTTTATTTATGGTAAAGTTAAGAGGTTAACACCAGAAGCACCAGTGCCTGTATTTAATCCAACTAAAGAAAAATCCAATGATGGGATGGCAAAAAATGTTACCAATAACATTGAAGCATTGGGTGTTAGTATATTTACGATAACTAATAGAAATAGTATTAAGAAAATTCGTTATGTAGATGATAAGTCAAATCAATTAGTGATAAGAGTTGACGAACATGATTACTGTGATAGAATAGATTGGGCTTTGCTTCATAGAATTCAAAAAAATGAATGTAATTTACCAATGAATGGTGTAGTTGAAGTTGATGCTATTGTTATTTCTGATTATGACAAAGGTTTTTTAGAAGAATATGATATCAAATGGATTTGTGAGAATAACAAAAATGTTTTTATTGATACTAAAAAGAAAATGGGTGATTGGATACTAGATGCTGATTTTTTAAAAATAAATGATTTAGAATTTGAACAAAATAAAGAATTTTTTGAATCATCAAAAGTTATGTTAGACAAAACAATAATAACTAGAGGTAGAGAGGGTTGTATATACAAAGGTAAGGTCTATCCAACCGATGATGTGCCAGTCAAAGATATATCTGGCGCAGGTGATACTTTTCTTGCTGGGTTAGTGGTAGAGTATGTAAGGAGTGGTGACATAGAAAAGGCAATAGATTTTGCTCAAGATTGTACGAAAATAGTTGTACAAAAACATGGAGTTTCCACTATTTAGTTTATATTTATATATATATAAAGGTTATGAATGTATAAAAAAGTTTTAGCACTAGCACCACATACGGATGATGTTGAATTAGGTTGTGGCGGATTTTTATCTAAATTGACAAAAGAAAAAGTTATCGTAGATGTTGTCTCTTTCTCTGAGGCACAACCCTTGTCTATTGGAGATCCTGTTCAAGAATTTAAAGATGCTATGAAAATAATAGGAATTGACAAGACAGATTTTTTAGGTTATAAACCAAGATATTTTCACGAGAGAAGACAAGAAATACTAGATTACCTTTGGAACAGAAACAAAAATGTTAAGTATGACTTGGTTCTATGTCCGTCATCTTATGATCATCATCAAGACCACCAAGTAATATACGAAGAATGCTTTCGTGCATTTAAAAAGACAAGTATATTTGGTTATGAAATGCCTTGGAATAATAGAACTTTTTCAACAGACATTTTCATAAAACTAACAAAAGAAAATTTAAATGAAAAATTTAAAATGTTAGATTGTTATAAGACTCAAGGTGAAAGAGCCTTTATGAACAAAGATTACATCTTTGATATGGCTAGAACAAGAGGTTTACAAATAGGTTCTGAGTTTGCAGAATGTTATGAGGCAATAAGGGTAGTCATATGAGTAAAAATGTAGTTTTTTGGGTTGGGGTGAAGAACGAAAAGTATTCGGAGAAATATGGTGGATGGGAATGGATGGATATTAGTCGTAAGACTTGGGAGTATTGGTGTAAAAAACACGATGTAATATTCTTTCCTTTTGAAGAACCAATTAATGATGATTTAGTAAACTATAGAATTAACTGGCAAAAATCAATATATTGTTTTGATTTGTTGGACGAGGCTGGTATTGATTATGACCAAATATTTTTAGCAGATGCCACTTGTATGGTCAAATGGGACATGCCAAATATATTTGAATTAACAGATAACAAGTTTACTGCTTGGAGAGAAACAGATAATTTAAATTGGGTTTACGATAGTGTAAAGGGTTACGAAGAATTCTTTTCTTATAAACTAAATAAACACAACTATTTTAGTTCTGGTGTAATTATTTTTAACAAATCACATAAGGATATATTTTTAGATTTTAAAGATTTGTATCTTAACAACACCGAAGAGTTTGTAGAGTTGCAAGATAAAATTGTTCGTAAGGGTACAGAGCAAACACCTTTAAATTATTGGGTTCAGAAAAATAATGTAGAACTTAATTTAGATTTACCTTTCAGTTATAAGTTAACTCACATACATCGTAAAGATATGTTTAAACCTAACTGGCAACTAAATGAAGATTCGACACCGTTTTTTATTAAATATGGTTACAATTGGGTTTTTAATGGCATACCAAAAAATCAAAGAACTGAAGTGATGTCTCAAACTTGGGGGTTTGTAAAAGATAACTATGATGAGAATTATTTTCTTAATAGAGTTGTCCATAAAGATAAGTGGTGTAAAACAACATCAAGAAAATTCAAAGAAGATGTGCTTAGAATTTTTAGAGATAGAAAAATGGACAATTGTATAGAAATAGGCTCGTGTAGAGGTGATACTACAAGAGTGTTGTCTGAGTGTTTCAAAAAAGTATATTCATTTGAACAATCATCGGATAACATAACTTACATAAAAGAAAGGTGTTCTGATGTAGACAATGTAGAAATAAGTCAAGCTGATGTGTATGACTCAAACTTTGAAATACCAGATGTTAGTGTAGCATTTATTGACGCTGGTCATTCAACTGAATTAGTAAAAAAAGATATCAGTAGATTTCTAAACAAAAATCCAAATATGGTTTTAGTATTTGATGATTATGGACAAAAAGATGAATCTATAAAGAAAGCTATTCTTGAGACTGGTGTAAAGATAAGTAGACATATTGGTGAATATAATGGATTTAAGTTTAACAGAATTAACGGAGAAGAAGTTACCATGATGGGTAGAGAAGGAGTTATTTGTAACTTATGAAGAATGTAGTTTTTATAGTAGACATAACTTTAAAAGGTTCACAAAGAGAGGTTGGTAGATGGGCTGAAACTCGTAGTGATCCTTATGTGTTTTGTACGAAAGCTTGGAAGAAATGGTGCGATAAAAATGATTGTGAGTTATTTGTTTTGAATGAAGAAGTCTTATCACACAGCACGATGCCTGTTTCTTGGCAAAGATATTATGTTTTTGATTTATTAGAAGCTAGTGGTATTGAGTATGACCAAATTTTATATGTTGATGCTGATACTATTCCACATCCTGATTGTCCTAATGTATTTGAGATGAGTGATAGGAAGTTCTGCTTCGTTCACAATGAAGGTAGTTATGATTGGATTTTGAGAAGTATTGAGAATTATGGTAAATATTTTTTTGATGGATATATGATACCTTGGACAGACTATTTTGATTCTGGTATGTTAATATTCAATAAACAACACAAACAATTTTTTCAAAAAATAATAGAGTTTTTTCATGATAATAGAGAAAACTTGTTAAAGGTAGAGAGTGAGTGGCATGCCGGTACAGACCAAACTCCTGTTAATTTTTTGACTCATATCTTAAACATTGACTACAAGAGGTTACCATATGAATTCAATATGTGTGATATGTTCAGAAAAGAAATATTAAATAATGATATGACTTTTACAAAATGGGGTTGGATATATCAGTATAATAGCATTCCAAACAATGTAGACGACAGGTTAACTTTTCATTGGATGGAAAAAACTTATAATCATTTGTGGAAAGGTATATAATGGCTGAAGGCATAACAATAAACAAAAATTGTGTAAACTTAATAAAAAAATTATTACCAGATGGTGGGACTATATTAGAGTTTGGTAGTGGTGAGGGAACAACTTGGTTGTCTGATGCTGGATATACAATGTTCTCCGTAGAAAATCAAGAGGAGTGGATGGATAAGTTTCCAAATCATACTACATATATAAATTGTAGGATAAAATATTATGATTCAGAATATGTGGCTCCTGACAACATATTTGACCAAACAGGTTGGTATCATCCTGATGATTTATTTTCTAACTTACCTAATGATTATGATTTGATTTTAATTGATGGTCCTGGTGGTAGGTGGGGAAGAGCCGGTTTTTTCAAACACATAGATAAGTTTAATACTGATGTTCCTATGATTTTTGATGACATACATAGAACTCAAGATTCTGATGTAATGGAAAGTGTGTCCGAATATGTTGGTAGAGAATACGATGTAATAGACATTTATACTGGAGTAATATATGGTAAATCTTAGTAAAACATATGTGATTGGCACTCATGTTATGTGGTTTGAGATAGAGATGTATGCTGACTTTATCGATGGTATGGTTAATTTATTGGAAACTGTCGATAATACAGAGAATGTAACCATAGATTTATGTTTTAATATGTTACAGCATTTTGAAGAGGTTGATTATGATAAGATAAAGAAACATGAGTTGGTAATTAAATTTAAAAAGGGTGTGGCCATATTGGAGTCTATGGGATTTATTGTCAATCAAGAGATTAAAGATGGTGATGAGTTTTACTTTCATGCTGACTACAGAAGAGATTTAAACTACAACTATTGTAAGAAAGTGGACTATGTGATGTGGGGTGAAACAGATAGTTTCTTTCCACGAGAAGCATTTCAGGTGGTAGAGGCATTATCAAAGTACACCGATGAACAAAATATACATAGATATTTACTTAGTTTTTCTGATAGAAAGATGTGGGATGCTAGCTGGGATGCTTTAGTTCATAATGATTATGTTAACTTAGAATTTGTAGACGATGATGAAGGTCACTTAAATCCAAATCAAGCTAAATCACCGATGTCTATAGAAAAAATGAACGAGATAAATTCTAAAGCTGAAGAGTTCGATTTTTCTTATATACAGTATCCAAAGATAAGTGGTGCTTGTTTGGTGTTGTCATCTGATTTAATAAAGTCTGGAGTAAACATACCACCTTGTTTACTGTATAATGATGATGAGGGTTTATCAATAATGTCACATAAGTTACTTGGGGATAAATATATTCAGTTTGTGGTTAAAAATGTCTTACATGTTCATGCTAGAAGACACCCTCAAAAGAGAATGTATGTTAAAGGTGAAGATAATCCTTATTCTTTTATCGGTGACAAAAATGATAATTTTCAAAAGTTTTTAAGTATGTCAAAACAAAATATACAAACTCTTGCTACAGAGCAAGGTAAATTTAAAGAGTATAATGATTTAAAAAATATATTGGAGTCAAAATGAAAAGAGTATTAATCACAGGTATTAACGGTATGGATGGAAGTCACCTTGCAGATTTTCTTTTAGAGAAAGGATACGAGGTGTATGGGATGGAAAGAAGAACATCGAGTCCAAATAGAACTAACACTAAACATCTTGAAGGTCAGATAACATTTGTTAATGGTGATTTAACAGATCAAAACTCGTTAGTAAGGTGTTTGAGAGAGTCAAATCCAGACGAGGTTTATAATCTTGCTGCACAATCATTTGTGGGAGAAAGTTGGAACACGCCTGAACAAACAGGTGATGTCACAGGTCTCGGTGCTTTGAGAATGTTAGAGGCAATAAGAGAGTATGGAAAAGAAATTAGATTTTATCAAGCATCAACTTCAGAGCTTTATGGTAGAATGATTGAAAATCCAGCGAATGAAAACACACCATTCTATCCTCGTTCACCATATGGAGTTGCTAAATTATATGGTCATTGGATTACGAAAAACTACAGAGAGTCTTATGACATGTTCAATGTAAGTGGTATATTATTTAATCACGAATCCGAGAGAAGAGGTGTTGAATTTGTAACTCGTAAGATTACTGATGGTGTTGCTCGTATTCACTTAGGGTTAGAAGATTATATTACTTTGGGTAATTTAGATTCAAAGAGAGATTGGGGATATTCTCCAGATTATGTTAAGTCAATGTGGATGATGTTGCAACAAGATGAGCCAGATGATTATGTTATTGCTACAGGAGTTGAACACTCTATAAGAGATTTTTTAGATTGTGCTTTTCAACACATCGGTGTTACTGAATGGTCTAAATATGTTTTACAAGATGAGAGATATATGCGACCAGCAGAAGTCGCTGTATTATGCGGAGACTCATCAAAAGCTCGTCAAGTTATAGGATGGGAGCCAGAAACATCCTTTAAACAGATGGTTTCTAACATGGTGGACAATGATATACAATTGTTATCATGATAAAAGTAAAATTAACAGACTCAAGTAATATGAAATGTTTTAGTGGGTTGATTCACACTAAAGATTTATTAAGAGATTACAGCATAGATATAACCGACTCGGATGATTATGACTACGAGTTTGTTCATGCTGATGAGTTTGTTAATTTGTCTTTACCACTACAAGAAAGCATAGATAGAGGTATAGATAACTTAAGTAAAAAGTCTGGAGATTACTTTTTGTTTCACGGTGGAGATTCCACCTCTATAATGGGAGCATATGAAGTGTTCATAGAATCTGAAGCTAAATTTCTTTTTAAAAAACAACTTCTATCTCAAGATGACTATAAGAATAAAACTACCATAAATAAATGGTTCTTCGGAAACGATTCAGATTTAGATAAAGGTTATGATATATCAGATGATGTTTATGATAGGATGAAACTTACTGGTTATAATGTTGCTCATAACTGGCCTCATTTACAACAGATGCAAGTTGGTAACATAAATAGAGATGTAGATGTTTGTGCTATATATCAAGGTATATTAGATAATGGTAATATGGATCACGAGTTGAGAACTGATGTGTTGTATACTAAACATAGAAAAACAGCTTGGGATATACTTGATAATTTGAATGATAAATATAATGTGGTAAAAGGTCAATCAACTCCACAACAATTTGTTGAAGTGATGAAAAGGTCAAAAGTAGGATTATCTCCATTTGGTATGGGAGAGTTATGTTACAGAGACTTAGAGTTAATTCAATGGGGTTGTTTGTTAGTCAAACCTGATATGAGTAAGGTTATAACAGAGCCAGACTTTTTTAAACCAATGGAAACCTATGTGCCAGTAAAAGCAGATTGGTCAGATTTAAATGAAACGATAGAAAAAGTTCTTGCTAATTTTAAAGATTATCAGTATATTATAGACAACTCTAGAAAGAAAGTAGTGGAAATGTATAGTTATGAAAATGTTTGTATGTATTGGTATAAATTTTTTTCCAATTTAAGTGGGGTAGGTAATGCATAAAATAACATCGGTGATTCCGACTTACAACAATTTACCATTTTTAAAATTAACTGTCACATCGGTTAGACAGAATTGTTATTATAACGATATGCCGATTGTTATATTTGCTGAAAATTGTACCGATGGTACAAACGATTGGCTACATAATCATGCTGACGAGCTTGGTATTGAATACTACATAGAAGATGGAAAGGATAGAGAAGACCAGCGAGGTATCGGTGGTGGTATTGATTATTGCGTTAGTAAGGTTAAAACAGAATTTGTCAATATATTACACTCAGACTTTTGGGTTGGTCCTAATCAAGATATCGAGTTACTAAAGTTATATGATGACATAGAATTAAATGAAAGATTGATTGCTTCTTCATTCAGAGTTCAACCGAACATATTTCCTAATGATCCTCCTTATAGACCTGGTACTATCTTTGTTGACTTTGATGAATTTGGTGCTCACGATACAGATTTTGATGGTGATTATTTTGACCAATGGTCTAATGAATTTACAAAAGACAACGACATTTATGTCAGAAAAGGTGGTGGTGCTGGTTATTTCTGTAGAGTAGAAGACCATATTTACATAGGTGGTAATGATCCTAGATTTGAACCAATGTATTGGGAAGATAAAGATTTATTTATGAGAATGCAAATGGAGGGGTATAAATTTATAATGACAAGTAAATCTCTTATCTGGCATTTTACATCAAGGACATCAAGATTTCCTGATGGTACAAAGGTGTTGGATAATAATAAAAGACCAGCACATTTAGTTCATTGGGAACAAAGAGCAACACAAAGATTCATAGAAAAATGGGGTAGGCTTCCAAATGAAGATAGTGAGTCGTTTGTTGTTCCGATTGAAGGAACAAATAACCCAAATAGAATAGAGTGGCCTTTCGTATGAAATTAAAACAAAAAATAGGTGTTGTAGGAAATGGTTTTGTAGGTGGAGCTGTCAAGTTTGGTTTTTCACCACAAGTTGGTTGTGATGCTGAAGTTAGGGTTTATGACAAAAACCCAAACAAATCAACACATACACTAGAAGAGACAGTTAATGAATCTGATTTCATATTTTTATCAGTACCAACACCGTCAAATGAAGATGGTTCTATTAACATTGACACATTAAACGATGCTTTAAATGATATTAATGAAGTTCACAATGGTAAACATAATATAATATTAATTAGGTCAACTGTAATACCTGGAACTACTTGGGCTTTACAAAAAAAGTATCCTGAGTTAAAAATATTATTTAATCCAGAATTCTTGACTGAAAGGTCTGCTAATTTTGATTTTATAAATCAATCTCGTTTCATAATAGGACATAATGGAAATCAATTAAGTATGATGCACTCTGAAAGCTTTTCTGATTTGATTAGAGATAGATTTGGTGATTGTGTTGCAATATTAGAAACTAATTATGAAACGGCTGAACTTATTAAATATATGAGTAATTGTTTTTTTGCCACTAAAGTATCTTTTATGAATGAGATGTATCAAATAGCAGAGAAAATAGACGCTGATTGGGACGCAGCAGTTGATGGTTTTGTGGGTGATGGTAGGATAGGACACTCACATTTAGGGGTGCCAGGACATGATGGTAAGTTTGGATTTGGTGGTAGTTGTTTCCCTAAAGATATACAGGCGATGATTGAATTTGCTGAAATGTTTGGAATTGAACCAAGTGTCTTAAAAGGTGTTTGGAAAAAGAATTTAGATGTGAGGCCGGAACAAGATTGGAAAAAACTAAAGGGGAGAGCTGTTGTAGATGAGTAAAATATTATTAGTTGTAACAACTTATAATCAATCTGAATATACTAAGTTGTGTTTTGATTCTTTAAAAAAACTAGATGACAACTTTGATGTGTTAGTGGTTGACGATTATAGTACAGATAATACTGTTGAACTTTGTAATGAATATGGGTATGAGGTCATGACAAAAAGTGAGGGTAAAGGTTTAACTCACTCTTGGAATTTAGGGTATCAGAGATTTAAGAAACATTGGTTTTATAATTCAAGTGGCATGGATGACCAATATGAGTATTTAATTATAGCTAATAATGATGTATTAATTCCAAATGGAGCTATGAATCAATTACTTGAATCATTTTATCAATGGCCTTATTCATTGATAGTTCCATTATCTACAACTTATGGTGCTGGTTCTAATGCTCAATTTCAATCAATTGAAAATTATTATCAAGGTATGGCGCCATCTTGTAATGATCCTAAATACTATCAAGAGATACAAGACAAAATACTTGATGTAAAAGAACAGACAAGAAAATCCAATAATCTATACATGCTGGATACTTGTAGAATGAAGATGTTTAATGGTTTTTTCTTCATGATGAACAGGAATATAATTAATTATGAACACGATAATGATATTCTATTTAATCCTGATTTCAATATGACCAAGAATGAAGATGAATTTAATTGGAGTAAGTTAATACCTAACAATGATTTTCCAGCAGTTTGTAAAACATCTTTTATTTTTCACTATAAGGGTGTGTCCACATTTGAAGTTTTTGATAACTATGGTAAAATATCAAATGATGTTTCAGAATGGAAACGACAAAGGGAATTAAAAGGTGGATAAAATAAATTATATCACAGACACTTATCCTTTCAGAGAAATTGTAGAGTGTTGGTTTTGGGATGAATCCATATTACCGCTAAGTGGTATTTCAAATTTACATCTTGAGAAAACTTATGATTTATTTGAAAGAAAAAATGACCAGTCAACAATATGGCATAAATGTTTTTATAAAGAAATTAGAGAGGATGATTCGTTTAACGACATCTATTTAAAATTTTTAGAAGATATAATTAAACCAAGATTTGGTGAAAAAATAGTATATCAAAAAATACCAACATTTAGAGTTCATTTGCCAGGTAATGTATCTGTTGGTGAGTTTCATAAAGACAGACATTATAGGGATGAAGAATGGGCTAATAAGGTTCAAGAATTGAATTACTTTGTGCCATTAACTAAAGCTTATGGGACTAACACGATATGGGCAGAAACAGAGGAAGACTTGAGTGATTTTAAAGAGATAAGAGCAAATTACGGTGAGTGTGTAGAGTGGAATGCTAGTAAGTTGACTCATGGTAATAAACAAAATATGACTAGAGTGACAAGAGTAAGTTTTGATTTCAGAGTGATACCAAAATCGAGATATGTAAATAGTGAGCATTTAACAATTAACACCAATGTGCCTTTTGAAATTGGTGGATATTATGGGGTTTTATAGTGAATGAAGTTATAAGTTTTATACAACCAAGTAGAAACAATTTAAAGTATCTGAAGTGGTCTTATGACAGCATCAGAAAGAACTTAGGATACCGACACGAAATATGTTGGGCTGATGATTTCTCTGATGATGGGACTTGGGAGTGGATGCAAGAGATTGCTGAAAAAGATAAGAATGTTAAAATACATCGTAATGAAGGTCCTACAAGATTAGGTCATACGATACTTTATGATACATTAATTAATGACTATGCTACAAACGACATCGTAATGATTTATCATGCTGATATGTATGCCTGTCCTAAAATGGATGAGGAAGTTCTAAAACATTTAGAACGAGGTAAGGTAGTCAGTGCAACTCGTATAGAACCACCACTACATCCTGATGGACCAGAAAAGATACTCAAAGACTTTGGTATAGAACCTGAAGAATTTGATGAGATGGGACTAATGAACTTTCTTAAATTTGCTAGGGAACAAAGAGAAGTAAATAAAAATAATGGAGAAGGAAAGACTACCAATGGTATATTTGCACCTTGGGCTATATACAAAGATGACTTTACCAGTATTGGTGGACATGATCCGTTATATGCTCCACAATCTAAAGAAGACTCTGATATATTCAATCGATTCAAGTTAGCTGGGTATGAGTTTATTCAAACCTGGCAAGGATTCGTATATCATATGACTTGTAGAGGTAGTAGATTCAAAGATGGAGCTATGAGGAATCCAGCAGGTCAAGTCTTCATGAAAAATAGAGAATCATCAGAGTGGTTAGCTCAAAATCTTAGGTCAACTCGTAATTTCATTCGTAAGTGGGGACATATGGTAAAACATGATGAGTATTTGAAACCGATAGTGCCACCAAAATACAAAGTGTATTTCAAAGCATATAACTGTAATCTTCAGTTGTTACATGAGTTAGAACCGTGGTGTGACTCCATATATTTAGATTATGGCTCTGTTGGAAAGTATTCTCATGAGTATAGAAAAAAAGAACAACCAAATACTCAATTCAACTTAGACGAGAGAATATGGATGTATGGAAATAGCAAGATAACAGATAAAGATGGTGTCGTTGTAGAGTTTGATTGTAATAAATTAACACCAACTAACTTTCAAATAATAGTAAATTTGTCAGAAATAGTTCAAGAAAGCGGAGAGTTGGGTGAAATGGAACTCGACATATTTAAATTTTATATTAATTCGTTAGAGACTTACGAAAAAAACTTAATCGTTTGTAAGACTAACTAACTATTTATAAGTGTAATAAGAGGTTATAATGGAAAATAAATTAGGTTCTTACATCAATAATTTGATGACCACCATAGTAGATAAAGAAGAAAGATTTTTCGTCAGAAAGTTAGCTTTTAGTGAACTAACTAAATTAAAGACAGACATCACAGATTTTATATTTGAGTATATAGATGAGATGGAAGATGGTCCTTGGAAAGACGAAGATAAAAACCAAACTGAACTTAAATTTGGAGATAAAAATGAAAATAAGTAATGAAGTCGTTGTGGAGTTAAAAAAAGTTAGAGCTGCACTTGACAATATGTATGACAAGTTAGGTACAACTCTGTACAAAAAAAATCTTGGTGCAAAAGTAAGCTACTCAAAAGTCAATCCTTTTGATATAGTATCTGAAAACTTCGAGTACATTTCAAAAATAGTTAGAGATTTACAAGATTCTGAAAGAGTGGAGGATTAATATGGCAAACGACCATGCTCAAGACAGATATGATCCTCCAAAAGTTGGTAGTGATTGGGAAAAAGAATACTTTGGTGATGTAAATATTGGAGAGGTATTTAGACTTTTTCCACAAAACGATGCTAAAACATTTCGTAAAACAGGAGATGGAGTGGCTGTTGATGTGAGTGACATGAAAGAGGTCATTCTAAAAGACAGAGACGAAATTTATGTCAAGTCGTAATTTTCAGAAACCGATAAGAATCAAAGGTAAGAAACTTGTTCTTACCAAAAAGATGATTGAAGATGCTCAATCTCAGACAAAATCTAATATGGCAGCTGCTCGTTGGTTAGGTGTAAGTTATCTAACTTATCGTAAGTATGCTAAAATATATGGTTTGTTTGAGAAACACCTTAACCCATCTGGTGTTGGAATAAAAAAAGGATATGGAAGATGGATAAAATCACTTGACCAAATATTAGATGGAAGTAAAAAATATAGAATGAGAGCTGGGTATATTAAAAAAAGACTTATAAAAGAAAAGTGGGTTGAGGAAGAGTGTGGTTCTTGTGGGTACAATGAAATCATCATAGGAAAAGATTCGGTTGCTCTTCGTTTGGATTATGTAGACGGAGATATAACAAATAACACATTAGAAAATTTAAGGTTATTGTGTCCAAATTGTTATCTATCACATAACGGACATATGCCATCTTCAGAGAGGTTTTATAAATGAAAAAACAAAAAGCAATATTAATTAAAGACTTTTACAATGATAAGGGTGCTCTTCACAAGGGAGAAAAAGTTGTAATAGAGGGACAGGCTGCAGAGGGATTTATAAGGGTGGTTACTGGTACAGGTGCAGTTTATATTATACCATCACACATTATCAAAAAAACCTCTTGACAAATAGGTTATTTTTTCTTAACTTATTGTTATGAAAAAAGTAATAAATTGTATAAAACAAGATAATCCTTTAATTAATAAAAAACTAAAAGAGGTATCAGTTGAAGAAGGACTGGCTATTGCAGAAGAACTATTTCAGATACTTAACAAAAGAGGGGACGGTATTGGGTTGGCAGCTAATCAAGTGGGAATTGATGCACAAGTGGCCGTTGTCAATGTTCGTGAACCTTTGGTACTCATCAATCCTAAAATCATTGAGAAACACAACGAGATACCTTTTTATGAAGGTTGTTTATCTTATCCAGGCAAAGGAGTACACACCAAAAGATACAGAGATGTAATTATACAAACTGCTCAATCAGAGAGTGGTTGGTATTTTAGTGGTGCGAGTGATATAGTGGATAATGCTCGTGGTAGTTGGGAAGTTGACAGAAAGACTAAAGACCAAGAGTTGAGAATACTTGAGTCGGTATGTGTGCAACATGAGATTGACCACCTAAATGGTGTTGTTTGTATGGATAGAAAAGTAAACACTACTGTCAAGGTTGATAAAAAAATAGGTCGTAACAGTTTAGTTACTATTAAAAAAGGTGATGCAGTTAAGGTGTTAAAATATAAAAAGGCACAAAACTTTTTAAATCAAGGGTGGGCGATTGAAAACTAAAAAAACAGTTACGACATCTGATGTTACGATGGAATATGTTAAGGGTGTTATTTGGTTAATCTTGGCATATTTGTACTTTCATTTCATCATAATGGGTTGGACTTTATGAAAAAAAAGTATTCTGATGCTGGTAAGGGTGACAAAAACAGAACATCAGACAAAAAAAGATTTGATAAAAATTGGGAAAAGATATTTGGTATTGATAAAGAAGTACGCGACCATCCTTTAGGAGTTGGGTTTGCTCAAAAGGATATTAAGAAGAAAAATATTAGAGAATTTTACAGTAGCGAAGATTGTAAAATAGACGAAAATGGAGGTCCACATAAAATTGACCTTAACAAATTAAAAAAAAATGAAAGTAAAAATTGACAAAATAAAAAAAAGTTTACCTTATTTATTATTGTTGATGGGTATTTATCACTTTTGTTATTTTTTTATGAAAGGCATACATTCTATTTGTAGGTATTTAGCCGATAAATTAGATATGCCACTTTCTTATAAAATAATTGAATATCCAAAACCAAAGAAAGAAGAGGATATATTAGGGATATGAAAGAGTTATGTGTTACTTGTAAAAAAGAAACAAAATACAATAAAGAAGACCATATTGATTACAGAATTGGTTACATAGAGGGTTCTGGTCAATTATGTCTTGATTGTTATGATAAGTTATATATTAAACCAAAGTTAGGAGTTAAAAATGAACAAATTCACAAAAGCCATTGAGACTTTGAAAAGATGGATTGGAATAGACAAAAGAAGTGGTGATGAGAGAAGAAAAAAGAAACCACGAAAAAGAAAATACGAGAAAAGAAAAGCTGGTATAAAATCAGATAGGAGAAAGTAAATGATGTTGGACAGTTTGTTAGCTGGTGTAATGTTGTTCGGTTCTTTTGCCGCTCGCACACCAAATGTACAACCTAATCCTGATGACTATGAAATTAGTGTCGGATTGAATCACAAAAACTTTTATATCAATCGTCAATGGGAAAGAGAACTTGGCGAACCTTACATTGATGATTTAATTTGGTTAAAATTAGACAATCAGATATACTTTAAACCTGAGTATATGAATAAACAAAGTCGTGATGTCAAGTATCTTAAGATTGACTGGCGAAGTAAATGGAAAGATTGGTCGTATGGATTTACAAGTCGTAATGATGATGACAATGTATTCAGTAGAAACTTTGAAACATTTTTCTCTTTTGGTATGAATAAAAAGAAAAAATATTTTGATGATAGAGTAGAAGTCGAAGTTACATTTGATGGATATTTTCCTCCTAATGAAAGTGGTGGAAATAACACATTTGAGTTTGAAGATAAGTTTAAAGTAAGTTGGAAACTTACAGATAAAGTTCGTGTATATAATATGGGCGAAGTGTCTAGGTTACAAGGTAAAGATTACTACAAAGCTAAGATAGGTTTAGAATACACTTTTTGATATTTATAGGTAAGGAAAATGAAAATTAAAATTAAAGAGTCAGCAAATAAATCCTTTACTCCGTTTGTACCGAAGTGGACGACAAGCACTTCACATAAAATTAATTACGAAATAGTCTATAAAGTGCTTGACTAATAATGCTGTTTGTTAGTAACTTTAGGAGTAATATGATGAAAAATGTATGGTCCACTGAAAGAAAAGAAATTGCCACTTGGTTGTCTGGTTATTTAGCTATGATAAAAAAATGGGTTGATAGAATTCTTGATAACGAAGACCACGATGTTGACAAGAATAAAATTATCGGTCAAATAGATGAGTGGATTAAGTGGTTAGAAGAGACTAAAATCAAAATCATAAAAATGAAAGACACAGTAGTAGAAAGGGAGTAAAAATGAAAAGGTTATTATTTTTAATAGGTTTAATAGTTATTGGGTGTTCAAATCCAATGATATCAGAAGATTGCGGATGTGATTTTAGCATATCTTCAGATTTACCACAAACTAATGATATATATGAACTAGAATTTAATCAAGATTTAGCACAAACTTACTCTGTCTTGAGTTGTCAAACTGAGTGTGGTTGGGCACAACATATTCAATGGACTTCAGATTATGTATATCAAATTCAACCAAATCAATGGATTAGTTTGATTAATCCAGCAAGTATGACAGATGAAGATGGTAATGGTAATATAGTGTTTGCTGTTTGGGAAGAATTTGTAGATAAAACAATTACAATTTACGGTGGTTACACAGATGATTGCGGTCATCATTTTATCGATTCTTTAAAAGTAAAAGTCGTTGATAATGAATAGGAGATAAATTATGAAATGGGTGTTGGTTAATAATATGGATGAGATAGTTGACACATGTGAGATAGCAAGTGGAATTGGTGTTTCAGGTGCTAAAACTTATTTTATGGGTATCAAACGATTAAAAGGAAAGGAGTTTGATAGTCTTTGGAGAGTGATGAGTCAAGAAAAATATGACTTACAATTTAAAGCATCATTACAAAATAGACAAATCGAGTGGTGGAAAGACGACCAGTCATACTTGGATATAGATAAACTATAAAACTCTGTCATATTGTCATTAAAAAATTATTGGAACAGTTGTTGTACTATATAGGTAAGAACATCGCCACAAAGTGGGATGTCGTTAGTTCAAATGAATAACATAGGAGTAGTACAATGACAAAAGTCACATTTCATAGAGGATTGCCTGTAATCGATAGGGAATCATTTTTAACACCATTCGATAAGATGTTTGATGATATAGTATCAACATCTTTTCCACAAATCAACGAACAAGTTGGAGTTACACCGTTTACTAATTCAGCATATCCAAAGGTCAATGTATATGAATACGATGACAAGGTTGGTTTAGTTGCCGAAATTCCTGGTCTTGATAAGAAAGACTTGAATGTTGAAGTGGAAGAAGGCACTCTAACTATATCAGGTGATAAACAACATGGTATATTTGACGAGGCAAAAGCTAAAGTGCTTCGTAGGGAGTTAAAACACTCTTCATTCAAAAGGTCATTCACCTTGGGAGAATTATTAGATGGAGATAATATCTCTGCTAATTTCAAGGATGGAATTCTTTCAGTAGAAATTCCGAAAGTAGAACCCGAACTACCGAAGAAAAACATCGTGAAAATCAAGTGAAAATAGTCTCCGTAGGAGGCAAAGGTTATATCGTTCTCGGTGTTGTGTCGGCCAATACTTCATTCTCTACTAAAGAGTTAAAGAGTCAATGGAGATTGGCCGATACTATTTTAAGAAAAGACAATGATTGGTATATATGCATGGAAATGATTGATGCAGAATTTTTTGATATTTAATGCTTGACAATAATAGTTATATTAAAGTATATTATTGTTATGAAACAAACACGACCAGATTATATAGAAAAAGGAGTTCGTTATATGATGTGTAACTGCGGTGTCTACATTAGAGTAGGAGAGTCAGCAACAGGTGTAGTTTGTGGAACTTGTACTAATCGTAAAATGATGATTAGTTTTCCTGAACTACATGAAGATAAACAAAGAAGAAAAACCACAGGTCGTCCATCAGGATGGCATTTTATGAATGAGTATGTTGATGCTGATGGAAATGTTTTTCATAAGGGTAAAGAACAACCTAATTTAAAAGGTACTTTACCACCTACCAAAATCAAACCTAAAAAGAAAGTGAAGCGTAGGTCAAAAGAAGAAATACTTCTGGCAAGACACGAAAAGAAGAAGAAAGTTTTAAAGAAAGCGAAGACTAAACTACAGAAGAAGATTACCAGGAGATAATAATGGGTAAACAAGTAAAGAAACATGGTTATAGTTGTAAATTAGTGAGGGTTGTCGATGGTGACACTTGTGACGCTATGATTGATTTAGGATTTGATGTTTGGGTAAAAAACAGAATAAGATTTTATGGTGTGGATACTTGGGAATCAAGGACAAGAGACTTGAAAGAAAAAGCTAAAGGTTTGGAAGCAAAAGCTTATGTGAAAGACCTATTGGAAAATTCAGACGAGGGTAAATTCAGTATCATATCACATGGTAGAGGTAAATATGGTCGTGTTCTCGGAGAGATATTCGTTAAGGGACATGAGAAGTCAGTTAATGAATTATTAAAGGAGAATGGACATGCCTACGAGTACCACGGTGAAAAGAAAAAAGTCTTTGGCTCATAAGGTTTCACTATTGGAGTTAAAAAGAAAAGTTGGTTCACCAAAACTAAACTTTAGGAAAAGAAGATAAAAATTAGTATTGAATATTACGAGTCAGTAACATAACAGGAGAAAGTAGTGAGTGAAAAAGAAGAATCTGTATTGCGGAATCAGGCTATTCTTATGATTGCTAGAAATTATGATAAACCAAAAGTCATAAAAAGAGTTCTAAAAAGATTTAAGAAGTGTATTAAAATAAGTTAAAGTTAAGAGGTTACAATGGCGAAAGCAAAACATCACTTTGGTTCTGATACAGGTGGGACTAAAGCTAAAAAGAAAACAAGACAAGGATTAGGTAGAGGCACTAAATTTAGTAGTCGAGTCGGTTCAAAACGATTCAAGAAAAAATATAGAGGACAAGGGAAGTGAAATCAAAAGTTTTAGATAAAGGTTTTATTGAGGTCGTGGATTGGTTAGGAAAAGACATGCTAACAGTTGTTAATTCTGCTCGTGTGTCATTCGGTAAAAGAAAAAAATATTGGGATAAGTCAGATGAAAGGTTAGTTCGTTATTTGGCTAAACACAAACACTATTCTCCATTCAGACATTTACAAGTTCAGTTTCATATCAAGGCGCCAGAGTTCGTGATGCGACAATGGTACAAACATGTAGTTGGAATAGAAACAACATCCAATAGTTCTGCCAAAGACCATGCTTGGAATGAGATAAGTGGTAGGTATGTTCCAGTAGAAGATTTCTATGTACCATCGGTTTGGAGAAAACAATCTGAAGATAACAAACAGGCTAGTGAAGGTGAGATACAACAGCAAGAATTAGCTGATTTTGTTTGGGACAGTACAATGAGAAGCGTAAAAGAAGCTTATGATGGGTTGTTAAAACTAGGTGTTGCTAAAGAACAAGCAAGAGCTCTAATACCTTTAAATCAATACACCGAAGTATATTGGACAGGATCATTTCAAGCTATTATGAATTTTATAGAGTTGAGAAACGAGAAAACATCTCAGTGGGAAATACAAGAGTATGCTAAAGTGTTATTAGAACAGACAAAAGAAACATTTCCAAAAACAACAGAACTATGGAGTGAAGCTCATGGATGGGTATAAAAGATTTATAAAAGAAGTGCCAGATTTTCCAATCAAGGGAGTAAACTTTAAAGATATATCTCCACTACTGGCAGACCAACAAATGTTTTTAGAGGCAATAGTTGACATGGGTAGAAGAGTTAGAAATCCTGATTATTGGGTTGGGATAGACTCTCGTGGTTACTTATTTTCTTCAGCACTTGCCACTCAGTTTGGTGGTGGTATTATTTGTGCTAGAAAAGAGGGTAAAACACCTGGTGAAAAAATCTCAGTAAGTTATGAACTCGAATACGGTGGTGCAACTTTAGAGATGCAAGAAGGCGAGGGTGAAGTGGTTATCGTAGATGATGTATTAGCAACAGGTGGGACATTACAAGCAACCAATGACTTAGCAGAAAAAGCTGGTTATAAAGTGGTTGGTAATTTAGTGTTGGTTGATTTAAAGTATGTTCAAAGAGTAGATAACTTTAACTTAGATGTGAGGTCGGTAATACAATATGGCTAGAAAGACGATTGGTGCTATACCAAAAATTATAAATAATTTCAAACCAAAAACAAGTAACCAAAACATATTTTATAACATCATAGGAGAGGAAGACACACAACTTATATTGTGTCATGGGATTGCTGGCACTGGTAAAACTTATGTATCCATCTATAGAGCTCTTCAAGATGTCTTAAGAAGAGGAACACCTTATCATAAACTTATCATTATAAATCCAACCGTAGATGTTGGTAATGAAGATAAGTTGGGGTATTTACCAGGTGAGTTGTCGTCCAAGATACAACAATACAACGAGTCCACATTTACTATTTTAGATAAGATTATTGGTAAAGCTAGAGCAACAAAGATGATATCGGATGGTAAGTTAGAGATTGGTGTCCTAAACTTTCTGAGGGGAGTTAATCTAGAGAATTGTTATGTGATACTTGATGAGGCTCAGAATGTGTCACCAATGCAAATTAAGACTTTGATGACAAGGATATCTGAAAATTGTAAGATGATTATACAAGGTGACATGTCACAATGTGATAAGTTCAAGGCTAACGGAGTTACAGCATACGAGAAGAGTGGTTTCTATGATGCTTGGTTTAGATTAAAAGGTGTCAAGGGTGTCAATCACATGGCATTTAACAGAGAAGATTGTGTCAGACATCCGTTGGTGAAGAGAATCTTGAAGACATATGAAGACGAACATGAAATTGACTTGAGTCATGATTAATGTTATCCCAAGAGTTTTTAATACAACGAGGTTATTGTTGTGGACATGGTTGTTTGATGTGTCCATACGAACCTAAACATACGAAAGGTAATACAAATCTAATGGGTTATGGAAATATAAAGAAAAAAACATTAATAGTTTGTGCACTTGAGGTTGAAACTCAAGGTCAATTAGAAGATTACGAAGTATTATATACTGGAGTTGGTAAAGTAAATGCTACATATAAACTAACACAGAAGTTTGGTAAGTTAGGTAGTCACATTCCTTATGATTTAGTGATAAACTATGGGACTGCTGGTTCACAGATTTGGAAATATCATAAAGGAGACTTAGTTGACTGCACACAATTTGTTCAAAGAGATATGGATGTATCCGGTCTTGGTTTTAAGTTAGGTCAAACACCATTTGAAAAAGACATCCCATTAATAATAGAGAGTGATTCTGATTTTAATCCTATCAGTAAAAATGTTCTTTGTGGTAGTGGTGATTCATTTGTTACAGTTGACCAGTTTAATTGGAAAAACTTGATTGATGTAGTAGACATGGAAGCATATGCTTTAGCAAAAGTGTGTAAGTTATATGATGTTCCATTCATATCATTCAAATATATTACAGATGAGGCTAATGGAGATGCTGGTGATGATTGGGAAGAGAATGTTGGAAAAGGTATTATAGAATTTAAGAAAAAAGTGCTTGACAAATTACCAAAATCTTTGTAATTTAGTAGAAATAATAAGGATAAACTATGAATGACATATTAGTAGCAATCTACTTCAACTTTATACCAATTGCTATAATTGGATTTGGTTCTTGGTTTTTTGTTGAGTGCGTAAAGTATGAACATAAAAGGATGAAAAAATAATGACCTACCGAGAGTATAAACCAACTTGGTTACAACAAACAATATTCGTAGATACATATGGTAGAGAGTACAATCTATCTGATGTGCCTATGACTATGATGACACGAAAAGAAGTTTACGCCAAACGAGGATTAACCGAGGAACAAATAGATGAGATTTACGAAGAGTGGATTTCAGAAGAATTAAAAGATGAGGAGAATGAATAATGGCAAAGAAAAGTAAAAGTCAATGGAAAGACTACAAGACTTTCACCTTGAAAGATGGAACTAAGTTTTTAGCTCGTGATGAGCATGATGCCAAACTGTATCGTCAAAAGGTAGGTGATGAGTAAATACTACTACGAGAGAAGTGGTATTATTGATTCAAAAATTAACATCACTTATCACGAGTTGTTCCTAAAAACTGATGAAGAACTTGACGAGTGGATTGAGGAAACTCGTCAATTTATTATTGAGGATTGGGATGAGCATGGAACACCACCGATGGTTGGTCAAAATATTGAAGACATCATTAAATCATTCAAGAAACTCAGAGAATATGATATACATGGTTTTATAGAAAAAGCTGATGATGGTCAGAGAAATGTAATCAAAAATTTCAACAAGTTTGCTAATGGTGTCAATCAGTTTTTTCCAACCATGCTTAAAACTCGTATTGGTGATGTTGGTGATGTAGGTCTTAATTCTATTTACGATAGAATAAAAGAAGATGTTAACAAAGACCTTTTCTTCAGAGCTATGAGAAGAGGAGTTCGTAGAGACTCCATGTATAGTTTCAGTAAGTCTGTATCTTTGGACAGAAAAGAAAATGACAAGGGTGGACTACCTTATTGGAATGACGAGTCTGCATTAGAGTGGTTACAATATTACCACAACAATAAATTAAAATTTAAAGATATTCGTTTATGGATTTCTAAATCACATCAAGAGAAGTATCTTAAACAATATGTGACTTTAACTGCGGATGAAATCAAACAAGCATATCAAGATGGGTTGATTACAGATGAGATGGTTACTAACTTGTGGTGTCCCACATTAAAGAAGTTAATGTCAGTTGAAGACTTAGATGACCATGTTTCTACGAAAGGTGGAAAACTCAAGAGAAATGTTTTTATGATTAGATACTATAATGTTCATAAAAAACTATTCCCATCAGCATTTCAGATATTTAGGTTAAGTCTAAACTCACAACCAGCAGTTAACTTCCCACCACTTACAGCAAGACTTCTGTATGAAAAATATACCGACCACATTGATCAAGACCAACCACTCAATATATACGATCCTTCGAGTGGTTGGGGTGGTCGGATACTTGGTGCTATGGCTTCCAAGAAGAGGATACATTATATCGGAACAGATCCGAACACAGACAATTGGATAGATGAAATAGATAAGTCAAGATATGAATATGTTGCTGACTTTTTTAACGAGCATGGCTTGGAAACAAATCCATTTTGGGAAGAACCAAAAAATACTTATCATTATTTTCAGTTAGGTTCTGAACATGTTGGTGACCATCCTGACTTCCAACAATATAAAGGTAAGTTAGATATGGTGTTTACTTCGCCACCTTACTTTGATAGAGAACAGTATTCGGAAGATGAAGAACAATCATTTAAGGCTTATCCGATGTATTCTGATTGGAGAGATAACTTTCTAAAACCAACATTAACAAATGCTTATGAAAGTCTAAGAAATGATAGATATTTACTTTGGAACATCGCTGACATTAAGTTGAATGGAGATAACTTTCATCCTTTAGAACAAGATAGCATTGACATTATTGAATCACTTGGTGGTAAGTATCAAGGTAAGTTAAAGATGTTAATGGCGTCTATGATTGGAGTTGACCAAAGTAATGTAAAGAATAGTGTTTCTGTTGGTGGTCAAGTTATGAAATATGAACCAATATTTATCTTTCATAAACCTTAGTGGATATACTAGACTACAAACTAAACGATATAGACTACGATGTAGACTTACCAAAGCCAGTTGTAAAAGAACATGATGGTTTCCGAGTAGTCCGAGATGACCTACTCAATGGTGGTACAAAAAGAAGAGCATTTACTGTCTATGTTAAAAATAAACCTGATGTAGAGGAGTTTGTTTATGCTTCACCAAGACAAGGTTATGCTCAGTTATCATTAGCATATGCGTGTAGAGACATGGGTAAAAAATGTACTGTAACTGTTCCACAAGGAAAGAGATATTGGTTGACAGATGCGGCTGAAGAGTTAGGTTGTAATATAATAGAAGTTCCGATGGGTTTTCTAACCAACATACAGGCAAAAGCTAGATACTATTGTCAAGATAATAATGCTCACTTAATTCCTTTTGGTGGTGACCATCCGATAATAGTTGAGACTATGAGAAGAACAGCATTAAGTCTTGGTATTAGACCATTAGAGGTTTGGACAGTTATGAGTAGTGGAGTGTTGAGTCGTGGTTTACAAGGAGCTTGGCCTGATGCGAAAGTGTATGGTGTTAGGATAGGACATAATACGACACCACAAGAACAAGGAAGAGCTGAGACTTATAAGTCAAGATACAAATTTCAACAAGAATGTAAAGAAGATGAAAGACCACCATTTCCAAGTTCGTTAACTTACGATAGTAAGGCTTGGTCTTTTATGAAGGAACATGCAAGTAAGAACGCTTTATTTTGGAATGTAGGAAAATGAACGATTTTTTTAGTTATAATAAAGAGGTAAAATTACAGAAGACAATTAGGATATTAGTTTATCCAAACATAACTTACCTAAAGGATTTAAAGAAAGATAGTTACATACAGGCTATAAAACAACAAATATCAACATTAAATGAAATTAGGGATGACCTATGGTTCTATCTGATTTTACCTGAACCCGTTGAAGATTTGGATTTCAAAAATGTGAGTCAACATTTCATGAAGTTTCCATCTTACATACCAGCGATGAGGGTTCATTTTGACACCTTTGATTTTTATAAAAATGTGACTAAAAAGTTTGACTTTGATTTGGTAATGTCTCATTTGCCAGAACACACCCATCAAATAAAAAATATGTTTTTTAACAAGACACACCATTGGCCAAACTTATTTGGATATTGTCATTGGTTTGATTTTAAAAATACAGCAACATGGGAAGTCAGTTCGTTTAATCAAAATATAACTGGTCTATTGGAGTATGATAGATGTTATCTAAACACCGAGTATCAGAAACAACTGGTGTTGACAGAGATGAAGGATACATTTAATCAAGATACTATAGATAAGGTAGATGACATATTAAAGGTTCAGTATCTTGGTGTGAAAGAATCCGATATACTTGAAAAGACAAATGAAAATACTGATAAAATAATTGTATTTAATCACAGACCAGAAGAATATAAAGACTTCAATAATTTCATGTCCATAGTAGACGAGTTAAGAGAGCAAAGACAAGATTTCAAGGTGTGGATACCACTATTAAATAAACCTAACAGAGATTATGTTATTACTGATAAATTTGAGAAGGCTGGTTATTACGAAAAGTTAAGTAAGTGTCGTGTTGGATTGTCACCTAAACAAAAGTATGGTGGGTGGAGTGTTGCTACAACCGATGGTTTAATGAATGGAACACCTTATATTATGTATGATGAACTATATTATAAGGAACTACAATCTAATGCTGAGTTTTTTAAGACAAATGGTCAAGCTGTAGATTTGTTAAACAAATACTTGGATGACAACAATCACAGAAATGAGATGGGTAAGAGAGGATTAGATTGGATGAGAGACAACTTGTTGTTTAAAGATAGTATGAAAGAAATGTCAGACTATATAGATAATCTTGTGGATGACTTACCAACTCTGAAAAAGTCAACAAGGATAGAAGATATAAAAGAAATGATAAGGCATTCTTATTTTGGTATTACCAAAGGAGAGTTAATACAAAAACTAAAGTGGGGTGGTGGTATAACTTGGACGCCATACAGAAGGGCACTCATGGCAGACTCGAATATCTATGATGCTTGTGACGCCACACCCACTTATTATTGGAGTGAAGATGATTGATAAAATTTATATACCCACGTTTCGTAGAGTGAATGACCAAACTACCTTTGATGGTTTGCCAGATGAGTATAAAGAAAAGGTAGTTATGGTAGTTCAAGAACAAGAGAGGGATGAGTACAAATATGACGTGGAATATTTGGTAGTTGGTGACAATATTGGTATCGCTAAAACAAGAGAGTTAATCTGTAGAGATGCGGGTAATAAGAGATTTTACATGTTAGATGACCAACTTGTCATTCAGAGAAGAAATGCTAAATATTTTGGTGACGAGTCAAATATGGATACTGCTAAAAGAGTGTGTACAAAAGAAGACTTAGATGATATGTTCACTCTGTTTCATGGTTGGATGGATGATGAAAATATAATGCACATTGGACATAAAGCATCAGCGATGCCACCTGGCAAACGATACTTAGAAAACCAAGCTATTACACAGGCGACCATGATAGATGGTAGAGAACTTTCAAAGTTTATTGACGACATAAATTGGGATTTGTGTTACTTAGGTTCGGATAGTAGATTTACATTAGATTGTTTGGTTAACGGATATAAGAATAGAATATCAGATGAGTTCTGTCATTTTAAAAAAGGTATGTGGGCGCCTGGTGGTTGTCAAAGTAGTGGTCGAACTGTAGAGATGTGGGAAAAAGAACATATGAAATTGATGGACTATTATCCTGAGTTCGTTTACATACACAACGATAAGATGAAACCTTGGGGTAAATATGCTGACAACTTTGGTGAGTTCGTTGAATTCAGATATAAATGGAAAGATGCGTACACTTCATCTAAAAATATAACCCATGATTTTTTCTAAAAAAAGTGCCTTTTTTTCTTGACTTATATACTGTTTTATTGTTACATTTAGGGGTAATGATAAAGAAAAAGAGATAAATCATGAAATTAGTTAATGAAAATAATTTAGAGAGTTTAAAAGGTTTTAATTATGTAAGGATGTTTTTGGGTGGTTACACTGGTAACATCCAATTTGGTACTTACATGGAACTTTTCAGAAGTGGAATTATTGACCCGAAACCAACTTATCAAAGACCTTATACATATGATGACGAGTTGGGTACTTATACAGGTAATACCTGGCAGAAGAATTTAATCTCAAACTTTTTGAGAGGAGATAAGATACCACCTCTTTCTTTAAGACAGGTTAGTGACAAACCAATAGATTTTCAAGATTATAACCAACAATACATTGAACTTTTTATACAAGAACTGTTAGATGGTGGACACAGAACTCGTACATTTTTCAACTTCTATCAAGGTTTACTAACTGTACCAAAGGGATTTACTTTGGAGATAAATGGTATGTCATATGACTTAGGTGAGAAGAGTTGGGTTGAGTTCCCACCAGTAGTCAAAGACCATTTGTCTAAGACTTTGGTTTTTGATGTTGATGTTTACACTACTTTAACTGATACATTAGCTGGAGAGAAGTTTAGAACTTTGAATAACTTACATGTCATGACCGATCCACAATGGAGAAACTCATACAGAAAACAGATTTCTTATAGTTGTCGTCAGTTGGGTTCTTTTGATAGTAGTGAGTTTGAGATTTTCACAAAGAGAGAGAATGGTGTAAACAAACTATTATACTTGAGTTCAAAAGTATCTCATACAGGTCGTGTGACAGATGAAATTGTTTCCGTACTTTCAATACGAATTAAAGAGAACTTTTTGAGTAATATCGAACCTGATAAATATCCATCTCTTGTACCGAGTAAGACAAAAATAGATGATGTTTATGAGAATGATTTACACGAGAAGAAAGGGGAGTCAGGTTCTTACCACATAAATGGTAAGATAATGAAGAGAGTAAAGTTAATATTGTCTGTGATGAACAAAATCATTGTCAACAATAGTAACGACAAAAGATTCAAGAAGATTAATACACTTTGGACAAAGAGTTCACTGGTTAAACTTGGATTGATGTTAAATGATTGGATTGAGAAGTATGGACACTTTTCAATAGAGAAAATGGATGAGAATCTTTTCTTCAACAAGTTAACTTCCTATCTGTTGACTACTACCAAAGAACTAAAGATGGTTGAGAACTGTCGTTATGAGGTTGTGAATGGTAAGTTAACAATTGTTCACAAAAAGATTATGAAGTCTGAAAGGTCTAAGTATAGATTTCAAGGTGTGTGGAAGACTGGTATTAACATCAATGACTACGAGTGGTTGAAGGGTGTCATTGAAATTGACATGGAAAAGAATCTATCCAATTGGGGTATAGTGATACTAGATAGTCAAAGAGATTTCAGTAAGAAACAAAGACAACAGATAGAAGACAGAGATGGTTGTGTGTGTAATCATCCTGGTTGTAATGTGACAGAAGGTCTACAAGTTGACCACATTAAACCTTGGAGTAAGGGTGGTAAGACTCACATCGACAACGGACAATTGTTATGTTCCGAACACAACTTACAGAAGACCGACACAATGGATGACGAACAACTGGTTGACCTATCTACAGAAGACTTACAAGGTTTGGTGATGATGGGTAAGATAGACTTAGATAAGGTTTTCGAAATACAAGAAATAAAGAAACAAAGAGGTATAGAATCATGAAAGAGTTGACACCCGAACAGATTCAAGAGAATTGGGAAAAACTGAGGAGTCTCATCAATGAAACATTCGTTGGTGAAAGACTCGATAACTTAAATAAAATGTATGACTACTTTGAAGAGAGGATGTGTATCGCACCAGCAAGTGGTAAAGAACACTTCCATAACGCTCACGCTGGTGGTTATGTGGAACATGTCCTACATATAACTGATTTAGTAGTTCAGATATGGGATTTATGGGGTAAAAATGGTGCTACAATTGACGATTTTGATAAAGAAGAGTTAATATTTGCTGCCTTACATCATGACTTGGGTAAAGTTGGTGGTTTGGCTGAGGACTATTATGTACCAAACGAATCAGACTGGCATCGTAAGAATCAAGGGTTAATCTATAAACATAATCCTAATATTCAGTACATGACTGTAACTGATAGGGCAATTTGGTTATTACAACATTTTGATGTCAAGATGTCTGAAAATGAGTATCTTGGACTAAGATTAACCGATGGTATGTATGAAGAAGCTAATAAAGGTTACTATGTCAGTTACATGCCACATAAACAACTTAGGTCTAATATTGCTCATATATTACATCAGGCAGATATGATGGCTAGTAAAATAGAGTATGATGAGTGGAAACGAGGTGACCATGATATTAAAGTACAGAAAGAAGTGGTAACGAAAGAGAAGACTCAACAATCAAAAGCTGCCAATCAGGCATTCAAAGACCTATTCGGAGAGTAATTGTACTTAGATTACTTCGACAAGTTCAAGAACCAAGAACCATATCTTCACATCGATGAAAAAGAATGGACTTACATAAAGGATACATTCGAGAAGGATGATGTAAAGGAATCTCTGGCAAAAGTCGCTATGGACTATCCAATGCCGACAATGGAGATGACCGAAGAAAATTGTCGTAAGGACTTCAATAAGTTAAAGGGAACTTGGGTTTATGATATTCTGAAAGAAGGAGAATGGTTTGCTCGTTCCGAAGAGGGTTATGAGTGGCCTTTAACTTATAAGGGTGAACAATGGTATTTTAGTAGAAATAATATAGGTAATAAATCATCTAATTATTTTCAACAAGAAAATAGATGGTCAGTTGATGGTTCAGTATCACCAGGTCCCAAACGAACTTGGGAGTCTGAAAAGTTTATGACATCATTGATGGGTTCAGCATATAGTCTGAAACTACCAAAGATAGATAGGTCAGCATTAAGAGTAATGTTAGGACTTCGTAAGTATATCTGTAGTCAGTTCAAACCGAATGTGGCAAAAGCTCTGTACGACTTATTTAAGGTCAAAAATGTTATGGACTTCTCGATGGGATGGGGAGATAGGTTAGCTGGTTTCTTTGCTAGTCAGAACACCGAGTTGTATGTTGGTGTCGATCCTCGTAAAGAGAACCATCCGATTTACAGAGAACAGGCTGATTACTACGAAGGTCAACTTACGATGTTTGAGTCGATGAAAAAGGTTGACTTCTATTGTGAGGCCGCTGAGGACTTTTACTACGATGGTTATGAAGATACATTTGATATTATATTTACATCACCACCTTATTTTAATGTGGAAAGATATAGTCATGATGATACTCAAAGTTGGGTTAGATATAAAGACATTGATAATTGGAATAATCAGTTTTTACATAGAGCCCTTGATAATATGTTACCGACTTTAAGAAGTGGTGGTAAGCTATGTGTCAATATATCAGACGTTTACGGAAATTCTAAGTGGTCAACTGAGAGGGGTTGGTCAAAGATTTGTGACCCGATGAATGAGTATCTTGACGAATTTAGAGATATGGAATATATTGGTTGTATAGGTATGGAAATGGCAAAACGACCAAATAGTGGTGGAGCTGGTACGGCAAAGGATAAGACACAATATAGTGAAGAGTCTTTAAAACTTGCAGAGGAAACAAAGGACAAAAGGTTCTGTGAACCAATTTGGATATGGGAAAAGAAATAGAACAAAGATTTAAAAAGTATTATAATATGGAGCCGTATATCAACATACCGCATGATGAGTGGCAATCCATACTCAAGGACTATGAGAAAGATGATATCATAGACGAGTTGGCAAAGGTGTTACATACCTACGAACCACCGATTCAGAAGATAACAGAAGAAGACACAATTGATGCTCTGAAAAAACTAAAATCAACTTGGTGGAATGATATCTTACTTGATGGTGTTTGGTTTCCAAGAAACGATACAAAGACAGATTACGACCTACGATTTGATGGAGAGTGGAAGTATCTCAAGAGGGTAAATGCGGGTAACAACGCCTCTAATCCATTTCATATCGAAAATAGATGGAAGGTTGATTGGGTTAGAATGCCAAGTGGATGGAAAACATGGCAAACAGAGAAGGGAATAAAAACAATTATCAGAGCCTATTTCAGTTTGGAAAAGGTTCTAACAGAAGTTAACGAAAACACATTGAGGATGGCAACCACTTTAAGAAAGTATATTGCATCTCAATTCAAACCAAGTATTGCAAAGGCCTTTTATGACTATTTTGGAAGTAATAATGTACTCGACTTTAGTGCTGGTTGGGGTGATAGGTTGGCTGGGTTTTATTGTGGAGAGACTACAAAATCATATGTCGGGATTGACCCGAACACCAACAATCATCCAAATTATCAAAGACAAGTGGAATTCTATAAGAAACATCAAACATTCTTCGAACAAGAAAAGAAAGTAGATTTAATACCACTACCAGCAGAAGATGTTGATTTTACTAAATATAAGGAACACTTTGATACAGTGTTCACCTCACCACCTTATTTTAATACGGAGAAATATTCTGAACATGATACACAGAGTTTCAGAAGATACACAGAGATAGATAATTGGAATAAAAACTTTTTACATAAGGCCTTGGGTAACATAATTCCAGCGATGAAGACAGGTGGTATTCTTGCGGTTAATATAGCAGATGTGTATTGTGCTAAGAAGAAAGGATATCTTGACATCTGTAATCCAATGAATGACTTCATAAAATCACAAGGACTAAAATACAGAGGATGTATTGGTATGGAAATGACCAAAAGGTTCAACTCGGCTGGAGCTGGTAAAGCTGCGAGTGATTACTTTTCAGATGATTTTCAAGACAAGGCCTTGGATACAAAAAATGATGCTTTTGGTGAACCAATTTGGATATGGGAAAAATAATTTATATTTTCCATGAGAGAAAATACAACGTAGTTAAAATAAAGATATATTTATAAGTATGAACGCTGCAGATAGAAAAGAATTCGAGTTAATTCACGAGAAGATAGACAACATCAAAGAAGATATAAAAGACATGAAACATGACATGTCTATGGCTCATGGTAAAACAGAGGAGACTCTGAGATTCATGAAAGAAAACCTCTTTAATCCACATGAGGGACTTTGGGCTGAAACAAAACAAAATACTCAGTTCAGAGAAAATTCCCAAAAATGGAGAGGTATCATCGGAATAGGTTTTATAGGATTGGTTATTGAAAAAATCTGGTCAATATTCACATAAACTAAAACAACTTGAAAAATGGATGGATTGGTTGGAGACACCAAATAAAGATTTTGGTGGATTTCCACCTTGTCCGTTTCTTGCACCTGAACGTAAACAAGGTAAGTTACTGATTGATTTTTACGATTATACAGAAAACTCACTGTTTAGCCAAATAGAAGAGTTTAATAAGGATGATAACTACACTACAGCATTATATCTACATGTCAATGGTGAGTGGAGAAAACAAAAAACTAAAGAATATGAGGCTTGGATAACAAGTAATTTAGATATGATAGGACTTGGTCTTCTAAAGGCTATATGTTTTAGTCCTTGGGAGAAGGTAAAAAGAAACGGAGTTAGAACAAGAGTACAGGCACCTTGTTTTATCACGTCCATAACTACACATAAATCGTTAGATGATGCTTGGAAGAAAATAGTCAACACAAAATATTGGAATAAAAATAGAGAAAGTGCTTGACTGTTATGTATATTTGGAGTTAAGTTTACTATATGAGAAATAAAGAAAGATATAATAAAGAGATAAAGAGTCTCAGAAAGCTATTGGCTGATAATCAATATACAAGGACATTGTCAACCACTTATCATGGTTTTTTGAATGATATGCACATGAAATTAATTGGTGATGGAAATGTGACACCAAAGATGATAAAATCAATAGAAACGGCTATTCATTGTTATGGTAATTATAATAGACCTGATATCAAGATTCAAAGGGATAATATGTTAGCTAAGATAACTAAGTTAAAATACTTATTATCACAATGTGGTTATACTCAACAATATGAAAGAGAGAAAATGGAGTTCTTAGATAGTATAACGAGTAGGGCACATTCGAGGGGTAACCTAACACCTAAACAGGCAAAATATGCCAATAATTTATATAAACAATTCAACAAGAGGATTTTACCTTAGTGCATTTTTTTGAAGAAAGTGCTTGTAACTGTTGTTTTTTATTCGTAGCTTTAAGTGTAATTAAAAGGGAGTTTTTGAGTGAGTAAATATAGTGATTTTTGGTTTGATAATCGGAGGACAAGTTTGGTCGATGACCTGTTGTCTCTTGATGATGACAAGCCAGTAAAAAAAGGTAAAGACCACATCGCTCTTGCTGGTCACAAAAGGGCAATTGCTAATTTTGTCCGTATCGTGAGTGGTGAAAGTATTCCTGTCAAGTTTCCATCTCGTGGAGATAGTTATACTGATGGTAAGTCTGTTACTATCGGTGCTAATATCAATGAGAAGAACTTTGACTATGTTGTTGGTCTGGCTCTTCATGAGGGTAGTCACATAGCCTACTCTGATTTTAATGCCTTCGGTGAAGTTCGTAGGATGTCAAAAATCAGAGAGTTTGAACTAACCTATGAAAAGATGGAGTTCTTTCGTGGGATAATCAATTACATTGAGGATAGACGAGTCGATAGTATTGTCTTCAGAGGTTCACCTGGCTACAAGGGTTACTACCATAGTCTTTACAACAAGTATTTCAATGGTAAGAAAGTTGCCAAAGGTCTTAATTCAAACATGTATCGTGAGTTGGACTTAGATTCTTATATGTTCAGAATCGTTAACTTCACTAATGAAGCTACTGATTTTGGTTCTCTTCCAAGACTAATTGACATTTACAAACTAATCAACATGAAAAACATCTCAAGACTAAAATCTACTGATGATGCGATTCAGTTGGCAAAGTCTGTTTGTGAGATTGTCTTCAAGATTGTAGATAGTGTCAAACAACCTGAAGAGGGTAATAGTCAAGGTAACAACGAAAATACCGAGAGTGGTGAAAATAAAGAGTCTGAAGGTAGTTCTGATGGTGGTGGTAGTTCTGATGGAGATGGAACTGAGGTTGATACTGGTGATGCTCAGATGACTCCTGAAGGTGGAGAACCTACTGAGTCAAATGGTCAAGAGTTATCACCTCAACAACAGAAACAAATTTCTAATATGTTCGAGAAACAAAAAGAGTTCTTGGATGGTCAGACTAAAAAGTCCACATTGACCAAGAAAGATTCTCAGATTGTTGACGCTCTTTCAAACTCAAATACTGAGTTGGTTGAGACTGGCGATGGTAGAATTGGTAAGGTTGGAACTGTTGTGATTCCATCACTAACTAAGGAACTTATCGAAAGTGGTGCCTTTCCTTTCTTTCGTAAACTTGATAATTCTTCTTGGGAGTACACGAGTAGTTATGGTGGTGGTGCCGAGATGATTGAGACAATTGACGAAGGTCTTAGACTTGGTGCTATTCTTGGTAAAAAACTTAAGATTCGTGGTGAGGAAAAAGACTTGATTTTCACAAGACAAAACACTGGTAAGATTAACAAAAGATTAATCTCCGAGTTGGGTTTTGGTAATGAGAATGTCTTTTCCCAAGTGGTTAAAGAAAGATATAACAAAGCTAACTTACACTTGTCGATTGATGGTTCTGGTTCCATGAGTGGTGGAAAGTTTGAAAAAGCCATCAAGTCTGCGGTTGCGATTGCTAAGGCTGCCGATATGGCTGGAAACATTCATGTGACTGTCGATGTGAGATATACTCATAATGACAAGCCTGTTGTTGTCATCATTTACAATAGTAAGAAAGATAAGTTGACTACTATCAAAACTCTTTGGAAGACACTAAAACCAAGTGGAGTTACTCCTGAGTCACTATGTTACGAGGCTATTATGAAAAAGTGGTTAGGTGGTACAAATGGTGAGGATAACTACTTCATCAACTACTCAGATGGGGCGCCTTGGTTTTCTACTGGTGGTAGAGGATATAATAATCCTGATGTTTACTACTGTGGTGACAGAGCCATTGACCACACTCGTAGAATGACTAAGTTGATGAGAAACAATGGAATCAAAATCATGAGTTATTTCATTTCAAATGGAACACCTTACGAAAGTGATGTTCAGACTTTCAAAAGAATGTATGGTAAGGATGCGAGTTTCATTGATTCCACAAACATGATGAACGTTGCGAAAACAATGAATGACAAGTTTCTTTCGAAGTAAATGATTAGAAAGTGGTTACATAACAGAAAACTCAAAAACAACCCGATGTGTCCTTGTGGGTGGCGAATGATTGACCACCCACGAAGGCACTTTACACACTATTGGACGTGTATATGGGATGTATGTACCTGGGAAGCATTTGCACAAGATGGTGGAAAGGTAAAATATTGGTATGGCTAATATAAGTCAAAATATGTTGGTAGAAAAACTTGAGATGCTCATAGAGTTATGTGTGGAAACTGAACCTACACCAAAACAACTTCTGAAGATGTCTGGTGAGAAAAATGCTGACATTACAGACCTATTTACGCCTGAACTTATCGATGCTAAATTCTATCTACAAGAAGTTTTAGAGGGTAGTTATGAGATACACGAAATGACAGAAATCATGAAGGGAGCTAATACTATCTGGCGATGGAGACAAAAAGTCAAAAAAGATGGATGGCCAGATATGTCTAATATTGAGTATAGATGTGGTGACTTACTGAAACAGAAACAAAAGATAAATGCGATTAAGGAATACAGAGCATTCATGCATGACCGAGGTAATAAGGTGAGTTTGAAAGAATGCAAAGATTGGGTGGATAGGTTAATGGTGAAGATGGACTTGGACAATTGAGAGATTTGGGGAAATTTTTTTTGAGGGTTATATATATAATCCATAATTATTAATAAGGAGAAGTATAATGAAATTACATGAAATAGTAGATAGTTTAATAGAATTGTCAACCGAAGAGATGCCCGAAGAAGCTCGTAAATCACTTGATGATGCCATAGATAATATAGTATCGAGTATGACCGAACTACAATTACAAAATATTGTAGAGGAATCGTTTGGAAAGATGGTAGGTGAAGAAGAAGAGATTCAAGCTATTAAATCCATGATGGAAGGTAATATTGCGATTGCCTAAACACGTTAAGATTGCCCGAGAAGATTGGGTTCGTATGATGTTTTGTGTAAAACATCTAATGAGGTTACATCCCGAATACAATGAACTAATAATGACGTTCTATGCCAAGATGTTCGACAAGTACCCGTATAATGAAAAAGACCCGTTTGATTTCGAAGAACCAAGACCAAGAACTACAATTGAACGTTCACTTGATGAGTTGGTCGACTTGAATGATAAAGAGAAAAAAACTACAAAAAAAGAATTTAGTAATGATTTAAACCTAATGCTAGTCAACTTAGGACTTAAGTTACCTAGTTGGGATGATAACAAAGAGGAAGGTAAAGATAATGAATAAACGTAATCCATGTAGAGTAAAAAAAGTAGAGTATCGTGAAGATGGTGTTCACATCGTGGAACGCCGTGGTTATGCTCAAGAACGTAAAACAATCGAAGAGGTGGAATCGGTCTTCGTGATGGAAGGTGGAGATACAGGAATAGGTTATTGGTATCCGAAGGATGATGTGACACTTACGAAGGGTAAGTGGACTAATAACACAGGTAAGGTTATAAGTAAGAAGTCTTTCTACAGGCGTGCGAAATAGCAACAAGTTAGGATACTATATTTGGAAGAGAATTAACCAAGACCAAGAGAGATTCTCTCGTAGTAGACCAAGAAATCTGGTCGGTTTGTATGTGAATGAAAAAGATATTCGTGGTTACATAATGGACTATTTCAACTATGGATTCGATTGGGATGACACATCCAAAGAGGAACTATGGGAGCGAAGGTATTGGGATGAAAGAGATGAGGATATATGAGTTTAGTTAGACCAAAAAAAGTAAGGATTGATTACTCACCCGAAAAACCAATTTGGGGGATGTTTGCGTGTGCACCGATAATGAATAAAGAGGTAATAGAGGAATGTCCAGTGATTCCGTTGGATGGTGAGAATCCACTACCCGACTATCGTTTTGCTTGGCCCAAGTCACCTACCGATGTACCACAAATACTATGTTTACCTCTTGGTTTCGGTGCGGTATATAACCATAGCCGTAACAATTGGAATGCAAATTGGATTAATCATCCCGAGTTGGATAGGGTGTTTCAATTTGTAGCAACAAGGGACATCGAGGTAGGTGAAGAGGTTTGTACATACTATGATGATGATTACTACTTTGCTAGGGACGCATTTAACGACATACCTTTGGTAGGCGAATTGGAATGATGGATGAACTAAACAAGCTACGACCAAAACTCAACATCGAGAAGTCACTTAGGGAAATCCTCAAGATACTTAGGACACCACACCGTGTCTATGGTCATGGTGTAGTTGGTCATAAAGAATTAGAAAAAGTACAAAAACGACTTGATAAGATTGAAGACGACCTACATACTATTAAAGATAAGCTTGGTTTACTAAGTAATATGGATAAGTTAAATAATGAAGAAATATAGAGTATACATGTTGGAATGTTCGGATGGGACTATCTATACAGGAATAACAACGGATTGGAAGAGAAGGTTAAATGAACATAATAGTGGTAGGGGAGCAAAGTATGTGAGTAAACGAATTCCAGCTCACATAGTATATCTAAGTCATCTTATAGGTAACAGAAGCGACGCTATGAAAGTGGAGTATGGTATAAAACAATGGAATCGTAGAAAAAAACTATCTTGGATAAAGGCAAATGAACGAGAAACAAAAGAAAGAATACTTTGAATTCCTAATCAACGAGTACGATGAAGGAAGAGCCCGTATAAGGGGTGACCATCCAAAGGAAGTACAGGTAGCAATAGACACGTTCTTTAAAGCGGGTAAGATACTCGTGGACAATCCCGAGATAGATAAGATACCCGATGAGTACGTTACCAACCTATTAAAGTCTCTATCCAACCATCCTCAATATCATCAACTCGTATATGAACTAATCGATATACTCAACCAAAAAGAAAAGAATGATGGGTGAATTTATTATGCAAGTAATAGGGGTTAACTTGACGCTTCTTCTCATAGAATGGCTAGTTAACGAGTGGACAGATGTCTAATCCCTTTTGGGGTGACGATACACAAGAAGGCTGGTATCACATAAGAGCCAGAGACATGGGTATATACAAACCTAATGGTAAAGTTATTCAGTTCTGGTTATGGGGTGACTCTGAAGTACACATAAAAGAATTATTAAGCATTAAAGGGGTAAAAGACATAGAATGGATAAGGAAGGAAGAGCCACCTTTTACCTAAATATAACACGTTCCACCCTCTAGCGAGGGATACACATCAAATATCCAATATAATACACTAGCTCTATGGTTACTCGTGGGTAGTGGTGGG